GGGGTCAAGGTCCGCGTCCAGGACAACGGTGACGACATGGCCCACACCCTGCTGTGCGAGATCGACGAGGTGATGGCCGCCAAGGGTTGCGAGGCCGCCGAGGCGATCTGGCTCACCCCCATCGTCAAGAACAACCTGGACGTGAAGGCCCTCCAGGCCCGCTACGCCCATCTGAACTACGGCATGATCCGCATGAACCTGGGCAATATGCTCCGCTCGATGTTCCGCAAGGCCGCCGAAGCCGCCGAGAAGGGCAAGTAACCCACGGACCCTGGGCCCCGGCTCACCCCCGGGGCCCGCCCATGCTTGGGGGGCACATGGACTTAGATTTCCGAACCAGGAACGCCTGCGCACAACTCACCCGGTATGGGGGTGTGTACTCCGAGCCCTTGGCGAACTTACTGGACGCCATTTCGGATCTCAACGACGATCTCCACCACATGCGGGACTACACCGTGGTGACCCAGGCTTTGTTCCGGGTGAAGCTCTTGTCCCAGGCCATGACGCCTGATACCCTGGGGGCCTTCACCACACCCCCCAAGGAGGGAGTTATGGCCGACATGAGAGCAAAGTTCATCGTGAATGGTGTGCAGGAGCACTTCAGCGATGAAGCCAAGACCATCAAGACCGGCGAGACCCTCGCCATGTCCCCCGTGTGCAAGTCCGGGCCCTACCCCGAAGACGGCACCGACGAGGACAACACGTTCGCCCGGTGGAGCCCGAGCGGGTCCTTGACCCTGTTCGTCGCCAACCCGAACCTGTGGGGCAAGTACCCCGTGGGCACCAAGCACTACCTGGACTTCACCCAGGCTGGGGTTTAAACGACCTGCACCACACACGGCCCCCGTTCGGCTTGACCGCCCTCGGGGGCCGTGGTCTGATGGGGTCCCAGCAGGACCAGAGAGATGAGAGGAGTGACATGGCGACAGCCGATCAAGACAACCCCGCCCTTGCGTCTGGAGGCACTCCGGAGCCCCATGGACCATCTGCGGCGGCCCTGTGTGCCCCCCACCGGGTCCTGCCCCAGGACCACCCCATCCGGCTCCTCGCCAGGGCATTGCACGACGAGACAGACTCCGGGGTGAAGTGCAAACTCATCCGGGCCATCGCCGCATCGGGCCGGGCCCACATCAAGAAGACCCAACTCCACCACTCATTCGCCGTGTCCGAGCTATCCTTCCTGGGCCTGGACAGCTACCCCGAGGGCCGATTCTCCTCTGAGATTCTGCAGCTATACCAGGACGCTCTGCTCTACCACAAGGCCCGCTCCGCCTCGGTAAAGCAGAAGCTGGCCCCGAAGGATGAATCTCCCAAGGAGCCACGGAAGGCCGGGCCTAAGGACGAGGTGGCCATGTCCCTCATGGGCCTGACCCTGGACGAGGTTTACGCGGCGGCCTCGCCGGTCCTGGGGGTCCCGGAGCCGGACCTCCGTGCCAAGTATGGCCACCTGAACCCGGGCATGCAGCGCATGAACCTGGGGAATCGCATGAGAGCGAAGGGAGGGAAGCCATGAGAGTGTGGCGTAGGGGTGAGCAGCCGAAGCCCCAGACTCCGGCCCAAGCAGTAGGGGCCTACAAGAAGGCCATGATGGACGAGATTATAAAGGCCATCCGAATCATCCAGTCAGAGAGGAAGCCATGAAGTCCTGCGAGGGTTGCAAATACGCGGAATGGAAGCGCACGAGGACAGGGGCCCTCCACCCCGACAAGTCTGGGCGGTGCACCTTCAAGGTCTCGATCCCTATTTTACCGGCCTGTAGGTCATGGATGTGGGGAGTCACCCCCTCTTTTACGACCGATGGTTACATCTCACGGGGCTCGGAGTTCAACGACCATTGCCCGTGCTACTGCCCCGAGGAGAAGCCATGACGGAATCCGGATGCCCCATCTGCGGACGACCTGAGGGCGGTGGGCACGAGTCCTGCTGTGGAGCCACCCCGCCCGAGTCTGATGCCGACTGGCTCAGGCGTCACGGCTGGGAACCCCCCACCCAGGCAACCCCCGCCCCCAAGCCGAGCCGCTGGCAGTTCCTGGTGAACCTGCTGCACTGGGGCCTCGACGCGGGCCGTGGGCCCAAGCGTGAACACCCCCTGTTCCTCTTCCTGAGGCTGGGGCCCTTCGAGGTCAGATTCATGAGGAGGCGGTCTTGACCGGCGAGGCGGCACCAAGCAAGAAGCAGGAACAGGTCACCCGGTTTATGGGGCTGTTCCGTGGCCTGGACAGGGCCCGTGGAATCTGGCACCCGAATAACGGCATGATGGAGACAGCCCGGGACGCCCCGGCACTCAAGCATTTCCTGGACCACCTGCAGGGAACCGAGGGCCTGGGGGTGACGCCCATCACGGACGAGAACCTGTGCCACTGGGCCGTGCTCGACGTGGACGCCCACGAGGACGACTGGTATATCGAGATCCCGGCCCTGGCCATGAAGGTCGAGGAACACGCCCTGCCGCTCATCACGTGCCAGTCCAAGAGCCACGGGGCCCACCTCTACCTCTTCCTCCGTGACCCCCAGCCAGCGGCCAAGATCCAGGAGATCCTGAAGGACTGGGCCGCCCTCCTCAAGGAGGAAACCGTCGTCCGCTCCAAGAGCCGGGGCGGTGAGGTTGTGGGCCCCGCCCTGGTGGAGATCTTCCCCAAACAGAAGCGGCTGAGCCGGGACCAGATTGGCAACTGGGTAAATCTCCCCTACTTCAACGCACGGGACACCACCAGGTTCGCCTTCAACTCCGGGCGGCAACTCAACCTGGATGAGTTCCTGGACCTCGCGGAATCCAAGAAGGCCACGCGGGAGCAGCTGTTTGGCACGAAGTCCGACCACTCGGACGCCCCGCCCTGCGTCCAGCACATGCTCATGAATGGCATCGACATGGGCTCACGCAACAACAGCCTCTTCGCCATAGGCGTTTACCTGCGCAAGTCCGGGGTGGACGACCTGGCGGAGGCCCTGTCAGCCATAAACTACGACAAGGACATCACGCCCAAGCCGCTGGCCGCCCGCGAGGTCACGACCATTGCCAAGTCCGCGATGCGGCCCCAGTACAAGTACCGCTGCAACGAGACCCCGCTCTGTGACCTGTGCGACAAGGAGACCTGCCGCACCCGGAAGTTCGGTGTGGGCGAGGCGGGCCCGAGCAAGGCATATGACGCGGCCATGTTCGGTTCCCTCAAGAAGATCCTGAGCGACCCACCGCGCTGGATTCTTGAGGTGAACGGCATCGAGATCGAGTTCACCACTGAGGGGCTCCTCGACTACAAGCAGGTCCGCAAGGGTATGCTGGAGCGTGTGGCCATCATCGCCCCGCCCATGAAGAATGAGGACTGGGCCATCATCCTGCGCGGCAAGAACGAGCAGCGGGCCGAGATCTCCGCGCCAGAGGACGCCGGGCCCGGGGCCATGATCAAGGCTCTGCTGTCCGAGTTCACGCGGGGTGTGGAGCGTGTGAATGCGCTAGGCCAGCCGATCCTGGGCCGCAAGGAGGACCTCCTGCGCGGCATGCCCGTGGCCCTGCTGGACAACGACACAGAGGAGCACTTCGTGTACTTCCGTGGCGTGGACTTCATCAGCATGCTCAAGCGCAAGCGGGCCGAGGAGTTCAAGGGTGCCGCCCTGTGGGCCATCCTGCGCAACATCGGGTGCACACACGACAAGATCCGCATCGGGCAGCAGGTTACCCAGGTGTGGGCCAAGCCCTTTGTCCCCTGGAACGTCGAATACACACTGCCCAACCTCAAGGAGGATTTCTGATGGCCCTGGACAAGCGAGTTGAGAAGGCCCGTGAGCCGAGGGAATGCGTGAACTGCGGGCACACAGTCCAGAAGGGCTCACCCTACTGGCTCCTGCCGAAGCCCGGCAAGGGCCCCGCCGTCACTTACTGCGGCCCGTGCTACACGGCCCTGCCCGGCTACTTCAAGCACACACAGCGGGGGGTCTGATGCGCATAGACTACTCAGCCAAGGTCGGCAAGTTCGTGGTGTCTGGGATGTCCACCGAGTTGGAGGACCTCCGCGCCATCCCCAACCGCAAGTACGACAAGACCTCTGGGTTCTGGATCGCGGGGCTCACCCGGGCCAACGTGAACTACCTGCGTCGTTGGGAGCACAAAGCCACCAAGGAAGCCGTGGTGATGATGAAGCAGGTGGAGCAGGGCCCGGTGATCCGCAAAGGGGCACTCCCGGTATCCTTCCGCTTCAGGACGGACCCAAAGCCGCACCAGCTAGAGCCGCTGCTCCGCATGATGGTGTCGCCCTCCTACGCCCTGACCATGGACCCGGGCACCGGCAAGACCAAGGTGGCAATCGACGCGGCGGTATGCCGGTTCCTGGAGCGGAAGATAAACGCCGAGCTTGTGGTGTGCCCCAACTCCATCAAGAGCAACTGGGAGGACGAGATCGGTATCCACGGGGCCGGTGAGCACGAGGTGTTCATCTACGACCCCAGTATGAAGAAGCGGTTCGACAAGTGGTGCAAGACCAGCTTCCCCGGTAAGCTGAAGTGGCTCATCATGGGGGTCGAGTCCTTCAGCCAGGGGTCCGCCTGGAAGGTGGCGGAGCAGTTCCTCGTGATGCACCACGCCGGGTTTGACCTGGACGAGTCCAGCCGCATCAAGACGCATGACTCCACCCGCACGGAGATACTCATCCGCCTGGGCCGCTTCGCGAAGTTCCAGACCACGATGACCGGCACCCCCATCAGCAAGGGCCTGCACCAGTTCTGGCCCCAGTACGAGTTCCTGGACCCCAACATCCTGGACATGGGCTTCTACGCATTCCGGAACCACTTCTCCGTGATGGGCGGCTACAAGGGCAAACAGATCATTGGCAGCATAAACCAGGAGGAGTTCATCGACCTGGTGGCACCCAACACGTTCCGGGCATCCAAGGCGGAGTGCCTGAAGGACCTGCCCCCCAAGATCTACCAGGAACGCAAGGTCGAGCCGTCCGCCGAGCAGAAGCGCATCTACAACGAATTGCTGTCGGAGGGTCTGTCCATCGTCGGGGACAAGCACATCTCCTATGACAACACGCTGGTCCGGGACCTGCGCCTGCAGCAGATCGCCGGGGGCTTCGTGGCCCTCAAGAAGGAGATCATCCCGCCCGGCCCGGACGAGGACCTGGAGGCTTATTTCGAGCGCATCGCGGACCAACCCGCCGAGCCGATCCCCGGGCCCAACCCCAAGATCCAGGAACTCATGGCCCTGGTGGACGAGGCCCCGGGCAAGGTGATCATCTGGAGCCGGTTCAAGCCCGAGATCTACGCCATCTGCGCGGCCCTGCGCAAGGAGTATGGCGATGAATCCGTGGTGGAGTTCCACGGCGATGTGAATGAGGACGGCAGGACCCTCGCCCGTCGCCGGTTCCAGAACGACAGCACGTGCCGGTTCTTCGTCGGCCAGATCTCCACGGGCGGCATCGGCATCACGCTCACGGCGGCCACCATGGTCATCTACTTCAGCAACGCCTGGGCCCTGGAGGACCGCACACAGTCCGAGGACCGGGCCCACCGCATCGACCCCCTGAACCAGGACCGGGACTCCATCCTGTATGTGGACCTCACCACCGCATCACCCCGCCCGTGGGTGGACTCCAAGATCCTCCAGGCCCTCAAGGACGGGAAGGACTACACGGATGTGGTGCTCCGGGAGATCGAACTGGCTGTGACTTAGATCACAGCTTGTTTAAACATCTTGACGGGGATTCCCCCAAGCCTTATAATGGGTGGTAGAGAGGAGACACCATGACCGCCCCCCAGTCCACCACCTCCGCCGTTGGCTTCGCGGCCCGCTTTACCCAGTTGGAAGCCCAGTTCACCGAACTCCGGGCCACCACCCTCCAGGCCGTGGGCGATGGCAAACTCACCTGGATGGAGGTCATCACCCTGGGCCAGCAGATCGAGGTCATGATCCGGGAACTCCACACGGCCAAGGACCGGCTGGAGATAGTGAAGGATGGCCTCCGGGCCCGTGGGTAATGTGACGCCGGTCACATCTGGTAACCATTACCCTTGACACAGGGCCGCCCCGACCTTATAATGGGTTGTGGCAGTTGAGCCACCCAGAGAGAAGAGAGGCACCCATGGCCAAGATCACCACCCCCAAGGTCGTTGCGAGGCAGGAATACGCCCCCGGGAGGTTCACCCTCTGCATGTTTGACGCGGATAGCAAATGGCTGGCGGGCAAGGAGGTCGTTGCCCAGGTTACCGGCCAGGAGAAGGGTTGGCACTCGGACCCCGCCTTCCGCACCAAGTTCCGCATCATCCACACCACCAAGGGCGATTGCCGCCTGTTCCCCGATTTCAGCATGAACTCCGTGGACGGGAGCCTGTAATGGCCTTCATCGTCCGATACATCGAGCAGAAGCAGATCGACAACATGGAGCGATGGTCCGGTAAGCGGCTCACAGCCGAGGAGATCGAGGTCCGGAAATCCCAGGTCAAGATCGAGACCCGGGCCGGTGCTGAGTGGGTGGTGGAATCCCTCCGCATGACCGGCCACATCGCCACGTTCTACGAGGAGTCCGAGCTATGAACCACAAGGAGGTGCGCCATGGGAACAGCCCCGGGGAAAGCCCGGGGCACCCCGGCTCCTGGCTCATGGTCGGGGCCGTTGTTGCCGCCGTCGTCCTGGGTATTGCCCAGGGCATGCCTGACACCATCGAGGCCCTGGGCCTCCTGACCGGCCTGTGGGGGAAGTGATGCGATACCACGTCAAGAATGTCTGGTCCATCGCCCTCCCGGGCGGGGTCTTCATCCTGGTCAACACCACCAAGAAGGCTTGCCGGGTTGCCAACGGCACCCAGAAGCGGCCCAATCGCGGCATGAGCCGCAGGGGGAAGTGATGGAGGTCACGGGATTCATCTACCAGCCCCGGGCCACGGTCCGGTTCACCCGGGAGGACGTGGCTGTCCTGACCCGGTGCTCCAAGTGCCACTACGACAACCGGTGCAAGGACCAGAGCGTCCAGGGCGGCCTGCTGTGGGCCTTTAATAACGAGTTCGCCTGGATGGACCCGGACCAGGGGACCCTAGAGCGCACCCTCGACTTCAACAAGCTGGATACCCTGTGCAAGACCGTCGAAGTTCCACCCCCGGACGTGGAGAAGCATGGCCGGGAACTCCATAAGCTGTTGTTCAACATCCTCACCCGGCTCAACGAGGAATACCGTCGTTTGAACCCCGAGACATAGGAGGCCGTCGTGCCTGTCGCAACGTTCTACATGGCCCAGTTCAAGCTGACGCCCAACCATCACCGCCTGGAGGTCGGAGGACACGACGTGTTCATCCGGGTCGTCGTAGCACCCCCGGAGCAGGACCTCACGGATGCCCTGGACGCGGCCCAGCCCATGGAGGGCGAAGTCGTCATGAACACGCATTTCGTGGGAGAGACCGAGGAGGAGTGGGCGGCCCGTGGGGATGAGGACTGAGATGGGGCTCACACTCGAAGAAATCCTGGCATTCCTCGCCCTGTATGGCAAGCCCAGCCTGTTTCGCATGACTGACGGGTGGTATTCCAGCCTAGAGGTTCTGGTATCCGGCTCCGGTGTTCAGTTCAAGATCACCAGCGAGTCCAACCACCGGACCCCCCGCGAGGCCGCCGAGTGCTGCAAGGACAGGCTGGAGGAGGCCCTCCGTGCCCTCCGGAGCCCCGGACCCTCCCAACCCACCCTGGGAGTGGCCAGAGGCGGCCCTGCGGCCCCGGACGCCATCACGGGGGGTCCACGATGAAGCGGTCTGACCTGGTGGCCTGGCTCAAGTCCAAGGGCTATGTGTCCTGCACTGGCCGGGTCTTCCACCACCCCGAGCGGCCCCAGATCCGCTACATCGTGGACGAGTTCGAAGTCAGGTTCGAGAAATCCAACACCAGCGGGACCATGTGGTCCATGATCCGCCACGGCAACATCCCCGAACTCTCACTCAACGAAGAGAACAACCGCATCAGGGGCATGAAGCTCCTCCACATCTGAGGTGATACATGGGACAGGCCAAGAAGCGAGGCACATTCGAACAGCGCCGGGAGGAGGCCGAAAGCCGGGTGTCATTCAGCCCCGCTGGGGTGCAGCAGGACCGGCCCATCCGCATTCCGGCCCGCAAGCCCGGATTCGCCCTTACCATGATCATGGCGTGGCTCGTGGCCGGTATCAAGCCGAGGCGGTGATTCGGCTTGACCACACCCCCACATCGTGGTAGTCTATACATCCAGAGAGAAGGAGCCCAGCACCATGCCTAAAGTATTCGCCACACAGGAGAGTGGGCGGCACAACCTCAGCCACGCGATGGAGTTCGGTGACCTGGAGGTTCTGACCGAGCGGGATTTCCCGTCCTTCCGTGGCGGGGACGACATGGCCCGCCAGATCCGTGAGAAGCTGTCCTACTTCATCCCGGAGCAGGACTACCTGCTGCTGGTCGGTGACCCCATCGTCATGGGCATCGCCTTCGCGGCTCTGGCCGCCCGTGGGAGCATCAAGTCCATCCGTGTCCTGAAGTGGGACCGGCAGGCAACCCGCTACATCCCCATCCACGTGCCCTTGTCCGCATAGGGCCAAACCTCAGAGAGGAGAAAGCAGCATGGCAGACGAACGGGAAGATGAACAGGGCGGAGGGGGCATCCCCTTCAACCCGGCCTACGCCAAGTATGACGGGATGACGCTCATCCAGCTTGGCCAGGCCATGGAGGAGGTCCGCACCAGGCTGGACGCCGCCAAGGAGGTCAAGACGGAACTGGAGAAGGAATACGACTTCCTGTGCACCGTGAAGATCCCCCCGGCGATGGAGGACTCCGGCCTGCAGAACTTCCGCCTCGAATCCGGCAAGGGTGTCCGCGTCCAGGACGAGGTGTTCGTCAGCCTCAAGGCTGGTGACCTGCCCCCCATGAAAGCCTGGTTGCAGGAGCAGGGCGACGAGGCCATCATCAAGGAAACGATCAACAGTTCCACGCTCAAGTCCTATATCACCGGGCGCATCAAGGCTGGCAAGGAGTATCCTGCCGAACTCGTGAAGGTGTCCGTCGTCCCCAAAGCACGTTTCTTCTAGGAGTGGTCATGTTCCACAGCATCGCCAAGTTCTGCCTCCGTATCGCCCTCAAGGACGGTGGTATCTGCAACGCGGAGGCCCTCAAGATCCGGAAGACGCTCAAGGAGCACGGGCTGGGCAACAACAACGCCACACGGGACAACGCGGCCTTTGCCATCCTGAAGACCATCAGCGGGGAACAGCCCGCCGAGGCCCCCGAGGTCGTCGGCAAGTCCCCCATCGCCAAGAGCTAGCTCTCCAACAGGGAATCGCGGGCCTGGCAATCCGTGGTGCGACTCCCCATCGCCCGAGAACCGAGAACAGGAGGCCAAACATGGCCAAACCCACCACCCCCCAGCCCGAGGAAACCGGGCTCGTCAAAGCCGAGGACATGGGTGTTTCCACTATGCCCGACTACCTCAAGAAGGACGGCCCCGGCAAGGGCAACGAGAACGTCCACACGGAGGATCTCGTCATCCCCCGCCTGGGCATCATCCAGGACCTGAGCCCCGAACTCGACGCCGACAACCCGGAGAAGTACATCGCCGGGGCCAAGGTCGGCCAGATGTTCAACAGCCTCACGCGGGAACTCTACGACAACGTGCTGCTCTGCAACCTGTTCTTCCGCAAGGAGTTCACGGTGTTCGTGAAGCGGAGCGCGGGCGGGGGCTTCCGTGGTGCCTACCCCACCGAGGGCGAGGCCATCGCCGCCGTGGAGGCCAGCGACAAGCCGGGCGACATGGAGGTCGTGGAGACCGGGCAGCACTTCTGCCTCATCCTCAGCGGCCCCGTGGAGCAGAAGGTCCTGGGCGAGGTCGTGGTGTCCTGCACCATCACCAAGCTGAAGGTCAGCCGCAACTGGAACAGCCTCATCCGGCTCCGGGGCGGGGACCGCTACGCGGGCACCTGGAACCTGGGCACCGTCAAGGAGAAGAACAAGGCGGGCCAGCCCTACCGCAACTTCGTGGTGTCCCCGGGCCCCTGGGTCAAGGAGGAGATCTACAAGCTGGCGGAGTTCACCTACTCCGAGATCCTCAGCGGCAAGAAGGACGTGGAGCGCACCAGCGACGACGTGGACCTGGTGCCCGCTGGCGAGGAGAAGTTCTAGCCCATCGCGATGCTCACGGGGCCCAGCCAGCACGGGGCCCCGGACCTAGCGATTGACGGTCCGGAAGGACGCCGGATGACGTAACCGGCACTTTTTCCAACCCCACTCAGAGAGAAAAGAGGCAAACATGGCTGAAGAGACCGGCAAGACCGTCATCGAGATAAACGGTGTGAAAATGGAGATCGACCTCCGCCACGCCAAGCGCATCGACCACCTGCGCGTCGGGGATCGGGTGAAGATCCTCCGCAAGGAGTCCGGCTACAGCGAGTTCCAAGTCCACCACGGCATGATCATCGGGTTCGACGAGTTCAAGGAGCGGCCCACCATCGTGTGCGCCTACATGGACACCGGCTACAACGGCGGTCTGAAGTTCCTCTACTACAACTCCGAGACCAAGGATTGCGAGGTCATCGCATCCAACGACCCGGACATGCTGGGCATCAAGAAGGACCACATCATCCGCACCATGGACCGCGAGATCGAGAAGAAGCAGCAGGAACTCGCGGAACTCGAAGCCAAGAAGGCTTTCTTCCTGGCCCATTTCCAGGCTTACTGGGCCCCGATGGAACAGGTGCTCAAGAACCTGGAAGCTCAGGGCTAGCCAGCAGGTGAGCGGTCTCCGGTGATGCTTCCGGGGTTAAGATCGGATGAGCCAGGGCCCACAAGCAACAGGGCCGAACCGACGCCACGCACCACCTTTCCCACCACACCAGAGAGAAGAGGAACCCATGAGCAGATTCGACAACCTGGCCCAGCGGCAGAAGGCCCAACTCACCCCGGAGATCATCCGGAAGCACTACCTCAACGAGGTGCTCATGGAACGCGGGGTGAACCCCATCGTCCCGGGCCCGGTGCTTGAGGAACTGCCGCCCCGCCCGATGATCCAGGACCGCGAGTACTTCACCGTGGCCCTGAAGCACGGGGGCTACAACTCCACCACCGTGGTATTCGAGGACAAGGCCGCCCTGGACACCTTCCGGAGCCTCGGAGCCCTGTGCATGAACTGGGACGGGTCGAGCAAGTACTCCGTGCACACCCCCCAGGACACGGAGGTGGCCGTCCGGATGCTTCCAGACCACCGGGAGGCCCAACACCACCAGGCCGTGCTCAAGGCCCGGGAAGATATCTCCCGACGCAACGAAGGGGCATGCCAGGAGTTCGACCGCCTGATGGGTGCCGTCCAGAAGGTGGAGGACGACCTCCTCACCCAGGTCCGGGAGGCCCGGGAGGAGGAGCACGTGGCCGTCCGGGTGAACGCCACCGCTGAGGAGTACCTCCGCCTGTGCGACGGTGACGCGGACAAGGCCCATACCTTCCTCCTGAAGGTATTCAGCGAGGAGGACATCCAGCGCAGTATCACGTGGTTTAAACAGCCCTCCACCACGCCCTGGGCTGAATGACCATGGCCATTTACCGCCCAACCCTGAACAGGGCCCAGCAGACCGTGACTTTCCCCAGCGGCACGGTTTACTGTGACGCCTTCCGCAACCTGGCGCACGGCACGTACTACCGGACCTCGCTCAAGCCCCACGAGCAGACCGAAGTGGACCGGCAGGTGGTGGGCCGAAGCAAAGCCTCAGTTCGGAGGCGGGGCAAGATCATGAGGCGGGTCCACCTGCTTAACCCCATGACGCCAAACCGATGAGCCGTCGCGTATTCTACGGCCCCCCGGGTTGCGGGAAGACCACCCTCCTACTGGAGCGGATGGCCGAGGTCCGGGACCGGGGGGCCAAGCCTGCGGAGATAGGCTTCTTCGCTTTCACGCGGGCAGCGGCCAACGAGGCCCTGCACCGGCTCAACATCTCACGGAGCAAGACCATCCGGACTCTGCACAGCCTCGCCTACGAAATAAGCGGGGCCAGCCGTGAGCAGATGGTGGACGACGCGAAACTGGAGGAGTTCTCCCAGTATATCGGCTACCCGATCTCGGGCCGATCCAGCCAGGACCCGGGCCCCCAGCTTATCGGGGATGAACTCATGGAGTTGCACAACCTGGCAACAGTGACGTGCACCCCGATCATGGAAGCCTGGAACCGTTACCGTCCGGACGTGGACCCGGGTATGGCCCAGCTATTCAGCAAGGGATACACCGGCTGGAAGAATGCCTACGGCTACCTGGATTTCAACGACCTCCTGGAGGGGGCCACCCGGACGAGCCCGGACCTGGGCCTGAAGGAGCTGTTCCTGGACGAGGCCCAGGACCTCAGCCTGCTCCAGTGGCGGCTGGTGGACGAGATCGCGAAGCACACCCCGAGCGTGACGTTCGCCGGGGACGACGACCAGGCCATCTACGCCTGGGCCGGGGCGGACGCCCACGGAATGGCCCGCAGGCACGAGGGGGCGGAGGTCGAGGTCCTATCCCAGAGCCACCGCATCCCCCTTACTGTGCACCGGCTGGCCCAGGCCGTGGCATCCAAGATCGGCCAACGGGTCGAGAAGGTGTACTCCCCGCGCTCGGAGATGGGTTCCTTGGCCTCCTGGACATCCCTGGCCTACTTGGACGCCCCCGGGGCCCAAGACACGCTCGTGCTATACCGGAACCACACGACGAGGGCAGAGGTGGAGGAGTGGCTCATCGCCCACAACACCCCCTACTCCATCGTGGGCCCCGGCCTGTCCTCCGCGTTTGAGGACCGGTATGCGAACGCCGTGAGGGCCTACCTCCGCCTGAAGGAGGGCTCGGAGATCTCCATGGCCGCCCTGGGGGCCCTCAAGCGGGTGGTCAGGCCGTCCTGGCGGGCCCAGTTGCTGCAGGCCCCGGGCAGCATCACAGAGGCCCCCTGGTGGGATTGCCTGGACATCCCCTACGAGCGGGCCAAGTATCTGTCGAAAGTGGACCTGTTCAGCAAGGCCAAGGTCCGGGTCTCCACCATCCATTCCGCCAAGGGTGCCGAGGCGGACCACGTGATCCTGATGAACTCCATGGGGGCCAGGACCTACGAGGCCATGGACGACAACGAGGTCCGGGTGTGGTATGTTGGGGTGACCAGGGCCCGGCACCGGCTGGACATCATCCAGGGCGACAACCCCTTTGACCTCCCAGTGATGGAGTGCGTATGAAGGACGAGACATTCGACGACTGGAAGATCCTGGGTTACCGGGTCAAGCGGGGCGAGAAGGCCACCGGCAGGAACAAGCAGGGAGTGGCCACGTTCAAGCGTGAGCAGGTGGAAGAGGATGACCGGTTCGACAGCAGGAACAACCTGCGCTATGAGAGGGATACCGAATGAGCACAGCGGCCTTCACCAAGAACCGTGAGGAATGGCTGAACCGGGTGGCCAAGGCCATGGAGCCCAGGTTCGAGAGCCTGGAGTACCCGTTGCCACCCTACCGCGTGTCGTGTGGCTTCCCCAGCACCGGCAAGAAGTCCAACCGGATCGGTGAATGCTGGGTCCGGGAGTGCTCCAAGGACGCGCACCACGAGATCTTCATCCACCCCCAGGTGGACGACCCGCTGAAGGCAGCGGCCATCCTGGCACACGAACTCACCCATGCGGCGGTTGGGCTCGACCAGAAGCACGGCGGGGCATTCCGGGCCGTGGCCCTGGCCATCGGCCTTGAGGGGCCCATGCGGGCCACCACCCCCGGCGATGCGTTCAAGGAGTACATCGCCCCGATCCTGGAGTCCACCGGCTCGTACCCCCACGGGAGTCTGGACACCCAGCGCGGGGTGAGCACCAAGGGTCCTGCCCAGAAGGGCCGCCTCATCAAGGCTGAGTGCGCCGTGTGCGGCTACATCATCAGGACCACCAGGAAGTGGGCCGAGGACGCGGGGGCCCCGATCTGCCCGTGCTCTCACCAGCCCATGGTATTTGAAACCAAACCCCCCAAGGAGGGATGATGCACCCATACCAAGCCATATTCGGAGTGGTCGATTTCGAGACCACCGGGTTCGACCCCGAGAAGGACCGCCCGTGCTCGTTTGCCGCCGTGCGGGTGGGCCCGCTGATGGACCACCAGGCCCCCGATGAGCACTCCTACCGGATCATGGACCCGGGCATCCAGATCCCTGCCCAGGCGTCCGCTGTGCATCACCTCACCAACAAGATGCTGGACGGCCAGCCCAGCCCCCAGGACGCCATGGCCGACTGGTGGGACAACGACCCCACCTCCCGGTGCCACGTGCTCGTGGCGCACAATGCCGAGTTCGATTCCAAGTTCATGGAGGCCGTGGCCCCGGGCCGTGCGTCCGTGCCCTGGCTTTGCACCATGCGCCTGGCGAAGAAGCTGTGGCCCGATGACGAGCACAGCAACAACCAGTACATCCGCTACCAGCACAACGTCGAAGTGAGCATCCCGGAGGGCCTGTCTGCCCACCATGCCCTGTACGATACAATCGTCACGGCGGCCAATCTGCGCATGCTCCTGGGCGAGTACCTGAACCGATGCTCAGAGCCCAGCTTCGTGGACATCCTGCAGATCATCGACTGGACGAAGGAGCCCATTCTGCTGGGCACGTGCCGGTTCGGTAACAAGCACTACGGCGACCCGTGGAAGGAGGTCCCCCGCTCGTACCTGCGGTGGATGTGGTCCAACGTGACGGACATGGACATGGACACCCGCCACACCGTCGCGCACTACCTCGGCATCGAGTCCCGCTGATTCGGCTTGACCCGCCCCTGCGGGGGCGGTATCCTTAGGTCTTCCGGCTCCGTTGTTGGCAAAAGAACCCTCGGGTAGAAGTGCTGACAGCGGGGCCACCTAGAGAGGAGAGACATGGATTTCCCAATTCCGGAGCAGCATCCATTCATGGTAGTGGATCTTGAGACCACCGGCCTGCACTGGTGGCAGGACAAGATCACCATGATGGCCATTTCCACGCCCGATGGGCGGGATTACGCCTTCGACTTCCGGGACTCCGTGGTCCAACGGTGGGCACAGCGCGAGTTGCCCAAGGCCCGCAAGCTGGTAAACCACAATCTGAAGTTCGACCTCCACTTCCTCTGGGAGGATGGCGTCAGATACGACGGGCCCGTTGGCGACACGATGGTGTTCGCGGCCCTCCTGGACGAGCACCGGCTCACCTACGACCTGGACAGCATCGGGCGGGATTGCCTCGGGGTCGGCAAGGACAAGTCCATCTACGCGGTCCTGGCGGAGATGTTCGGGGGCAACCCCACCAAGCAGGCACAGGCCAAGAACCTGTCCCGGGCCCCGTGGGATCTGCTGGTCACCTACGCGAAGCAGGACACCAGGACCGCCCTGGGTCTGTATGAATGGCAGTTGCCACACCTCGAATCCGAGGACCTAGGCCGGGTGGTGGACGTGGAGATGGACCTCCTGCCCGTGCTGCTGGAGATGGAGCACGGCGGGGTGAGGGTGGACCTCGACGCGGCGGAGCGGGCTATGGCCGATATCTCCGAGAAATCCGTATCACTCCAGGAGAAGCTCGACCGGTTGGCCGGGTTCAAGGTGAACCCCAACCCGAGCGGGAGCATCCACAAGCTGTTCGAGCCCAAGCAGGACAAGGACGGCACCTGGATCTTGAACGACGGCACCATAGCCGAGAAGACGGACGCGGGGAAGGCCAGCATCGACGCGGATTGCCTGCGCCGGATGCAACACCCAGCCGCGAAGCTCATCCTCAGGCTTCGCGAGATGCTAAAGACTCGGGACACATTCCTGAAGGGCCACATCCTCGGGCACCACCACAACGGCATCGTTCACGCGAACTTCAACCAAACCAAGAGTGACAACGACCTCGGCACCGGCACCGGGCGGCTGAGTTGCAACGACCCGGCCCTCCAGCAGATCCATAAGCGCAACAAGGAGATCGCGGCCATCGTGCGGTCCATCTTCCTGCCTGACCCGGGCCAGGACTGGGATTGCCACGACTGGAGCCAAATGGACTTCCGCGTGTTCGCTCACTACGCGGCCAACCCCAAGATCCTGGCGATGTATGCGCGGGACCCGGAGATGGACTTTCACCAGATGGTGTCCGACATGACTGGCCTGCCCCGGTCCATGACCCCTGGCATCAAAGGCAACGCCAAGCAGATAAACCTGGGGCTCGTGTTCGGTATGGGCGAGGGCAAGCTGGCCCAGGAGATGGGCCTGCCCTACACGTCCGAGGCCCGCCACGGCAAGGAGTTCCTCATCCCCGGTGACGAGGCCCTTGAGGTGTTCGAGCAGTACCACCAGAATGTGCCGGGCATCAAGAACCTCCTGCGCAAAGCCTCATCCGTGGCAAAGTCTCGCGGCTTCGTGAAGACGGTTCTCGGCAGACACATCCGGTTCCCGGGGAAGCGATTCACGCACAAGGCCGGTGGGCTCATCTTCCAGGGTTCTGCTGCTGACGCCCTCAAGGTCAAGCTGGTGGAGGTGCACCGGGCCCTCAAGGGTACTAGTGCCAGGCTCATGCTCAACGTGCATGACGAGTTCGACACCAGCCGCCCCAAGGGCTCGGAGGGTGAGCGTGTGGGCAAGATCATCACCGAGATCGTCGAGTGCTTCGACGGCGAACGGTGCCCCATAAAGTTCGACGTTCCGATCCGGTCCTCTGCTGGTGTGGGCCCCAACTGGTGGGAGGCTTCGAAATGAGCAACCTGTTCGAACGGTGCGCGATCCGGCTACTGCAGACCCTTCCGTTCCGGATCTCCAGCCGCATCCATGTGGACACGGCCACGGGTTGCTGGGAGTGGACGGGGGCCTGGACCACGGGCAACGGCTATGGCAAGATAAAGTGGCTCCGCAAGAACCGCGTGGTGCATCGCGTGGTTTACGGCTTGCTGGTCTGCCATGACACCTCGTTGAACTACGACATCCACCTGGACCACATGTGCCGGAACCGTATCTGCTGCAACCCCAACCACCTTGAGCCCGTGACCCCGAAGGAGAACACCCGGAGGGGATGCGCGGTCCTGTTCTGCAAGGGCAAGCCATGACCATCCTTTACACCCGGGCCGTGGTCCAGCAGGCCGCCGAGGCGATTGGCGACAGGAGAATCCCAGCCCGGTATTTCAACGAGGACCCCCAGGCGTTCGAACTCGTGGACGCCATGCTTAAGGACGCTGAGTATGGAGAAAAACAAGATGGTTAGCCCACGGACGACAAGGACCAGGCTACCGAGCCGACGACGGGGCATCAGGGCCACCCTGGTGTTCGGAGTGAACAAGCTGCACGTGTCCACCGGGGAGTACCCGGACGGGGCCCTGGGCGAGATCTTCCTGGATTTCCAGCGCGAGGGTTCATTCTCGCGGGACATGCTCCACGCCTTCGCGATGTCCGTGAGCCTGGGCCTCCAGCACGGCATCCCACTGGTGGCCTTCCAACAGACCATCGCCAACCTGAAGATGGAGCCCGATATCCTGCGCGAGTTGTTCAAGCTTTTGAACGAGCACTACGGAGAGGGCCGTGGCTAAAGAACTCCTGATTCTCAAGTGCTCTGACCCCGGGATGTGGTATGCTGGTAAGGTAGGCCAGAGAGTGCCCTACCTTGGAGAGTGGAAAGATACACCCGATGTTTACAAGAGCAGAGAGCCCGCTGGCTACCTCAACATCGTCAAGAAATCCGACGCCACAATCGTGGACTCGGACGATCTCAACCCGGGCCGATGATTAGGCCCATTCACAGGAGCACCACCATGAACAAGCCGTCCGCTTACCTCATCCTCGACGGAGCCTGGGGATCGTGTGGCAAGGGCCTGCTGGCTGGCAAGCTGGCCCTGGACCGCAAGCCCGACGTTATCGTGTGCAACTTCGGCCCCAACGCCGGGCACACCTTCATCAAGGATGGCGAGTCCACCATGACCCAGCAGGTGCCCACGGGTGCCGTGCACCGGGACGCCAAGCTGCTCATCGGGCCCGGGGCCATGATCGACCCCAACATCCTGGCGAAGGAAATCGAGATGCTCAAGGACTACGAGGTCGGACACCGGCTCGTGATCCACCCCCGGGCCTCTGTGGTCCTGCCCGTGGACAAGGAGCGCGAGGGTGCCCTCGTGACCATCGGGAGCACCAGGAAGGGCACGGCCTCGGCGGCCTGCCGAAAGATCATGCGGGTGGACGAGGGCTATCCCCGTGTCGCGGCTGATTGCGCCGTCCTCCACGAGGATGACGAGTTGTTCAAGGCCATCGGCCAGTATGTGGTCACGGTGGAGGAATACGACTGGATCATCCGCACCGCCGAACTCATCCAGGTGGAGTCCGCCCAGGGTGTGGAACTCAGCCTCAACCGGGGCATGAGCTACCCCACCTGCACGGGCCGCGATGTCACCCCCGAGCAGGTGATGAACGACGTGGCCGTCCCCATCCGGTTCCTGACCCAGACCTGCCTGGTGATGCGCACCTTCCCCATCCGCGTCGGCAACGAGTATGACGCCAAGGGCAACGAGATCGGGCACAGCGGCCCGGTGTTCCCCGACATGGAGGAACTCACGTGGGAGAAGCTGTCCAAGATGGCTGGCATCCCGCTCATGGAGCGCACCACCGTCACCAAGAAGGTGCGCCGGGTCTTCACCTTCAGCGAAGCGCAGTTGAAGCATGCCCTCTGGATCGCAGGCCCCTGCGACATCTTCCTCAACTACATGAACTACCTGGACCCCCACACCCTCGGGCTAGTGGATGCCGTCCAGCCCGCCGTGGCCTTCTACTCCAAGGTCCAGTCCATCGCCAGTTCCGAGGGTTCCCGGGTCTCGTGGCTCGGCTGGGGCCCCGCCTACCACCAGGTCGAGAGCATGGGTTGGGCCAAGTAATGCGGACCCCCCAGTTCATCGCCCTCCTGCAAGAGACCCACAGGAAGATGCTGGACCTCACGGCCTCGAAAGGGGCCGAGTATGCCGGGGACCGTGACCAGCTTGCCAACTTCAAGCGGCTGGGCCTCACCCTCGACACAATCCCCGAGAAGGCCCTGTGGGTTTACCTCACCAAACACCTGGACAGCCTCTCCACCTACATCAAAGACATCGGGAATGGGACGGAACGCGAGTACTCCGAGCCCATCACCGGGCGGGTGGATGACGCTATCCTCTACCTGCACCTGCTCAAGGCCCTCATCGTGGAGCGTGAGGGCCTGGCCGGGGACCTCCAGCCCGAGGCCGTGCTTCCGCCCCCTCCGACCATCTCCCAGACCTTCGCGGACCTGGGCCCGGAGGCCAGCCCCAGCATCGAAGAGATGCAGGCGGACATCGCCCAGTGGGCGGACACCATCAAGCCCGACAGGACGGCCCACCAGTCCCTCTCCAAGCTGGTGCTGGAGGAGATCCCGGAGTTCATCATGTGCAAGATGCAGGACCCGCTGGAATACGCGGATCTGGTCATCATGATCCTGGACATCGCCCACCTGCAAGGCATAAACGTGGGCCGGGCCGTCGTCCAGAAGATGCACATAAACCGGAAACGGACCTGGAGGGTGGACGGCACCACCGGGTTCCTCAAGCACATCGGGGACTCCCAATGCTGAGCTTCCTCACACAGGAAGACATCCTGGCCGTCAGGCACGTGGACCGGTGGCATATGGTGGAGGTGCGCAAGCGGCAGAACATAGCCGAGCATTCCTGCACCGTGGCCCTCATCGCCGGTAAGCTGGCCGCCTACCTCCGGGAGCCGCTCATGGCCCAGGAGAAGGTGGACATGTACGAGGGGTGTCTGCTCCATGACACCCCGGAGTTGGACTGGGGCGATATGCCCACGCCCACCAAGAAGTTCCTCATCTCCAAGGGCCTTGGCTGGGTCCTGGAACTCATGGAGGTGACGTTCTGGACCAAGCGCGGCTCGATGACCCGGCCCATGGCCACCTCGACGAACCGGGTGAAGGCCCTCGTGCGCCTGGCCGATCTGGTGGAGGCCCACACCTTCTACCGGAAGGAGGGGGTGGATATGAGCATCCGGGCCCAGCTTCACTCGGACACCTGGGATCACTTCAACGAGCACTTCAAGGACGAGAACGACATGGCCTCACAGTTGGCCGTGTTCATGGCCCTGTAGTTTAAACGGCCCGGGGGTTGACACGCCCCCGGGCTGGCCTTATAATGGGTCTTGAGAGGAGAGAGCACATGACAGACAAGCCAACATCCTGGGTGATCCAGGGCACCACCTACCGGATGGGGCCTGGTGGCATCTACGCCGTGCCGTGCCCCAAGGGCACCACGGAGCGGTGGGCCGTGGCCCGCATGCTGCAGACGATGGCGGAGGAGGCCCTGTTCGACGCCATTTCCCTGCACAACCCGGAGGAGGTCGTGTGCCCGGTGTGTAGCACCCCCGCGTTCCGTGGCATGATCCCGGACGGACACGGGAACACCATCCCCTGCTGGAGGTGCAACCTGGAGGAGGCCAAATGGGCAAAGGCCCTGAAGCTCCGGACCATCCCCATTGAGGTCGGCCCGTGAACTCCGAGATGTTCACCCTGGTCATGGTGTGGATCTCTGTGTTCTGCACCCTGGAATCCTTGCGCCGGGCGGCGGTCCGCAAGAACCGCGAGGCCAGGGAAGCCCGTGACCCATTCAGCCCCACGGCCCCGATGACAGATGGCGGGCCCGTGCACGTCATCGAGCACAAGAACAGCACCGGTGGCCGGGTCGTCACGGACGCCGTGGTCCCTCTGCATAGGGGGGAAATGGTGGTCCGCCCCGGTGGTATCCTGTGGTACGACCACCTGCCAGGTAAGAACCCATTCAACCCAACCCAACACGACACCCCCAGCCCACAGTGGTGTGGCTACTGCGGGGCCCCCAACCCAGGCCAGCGCTGCGGAAGCTGCGGGGCCACCCCCAGGAGGACCGATGTGGAACTTCGCAAGTAGCCACCCCAACCTGTTCACCCTCATCGTCCTGGGGTTTCCCCTGGCCGTGGGCCTCGCGGCGGCTTTCATCATCCAGAACGCCGTGGCCCTGCGAAAGGCCGCCCCGCCGAACATCTTCGACTCCATAAAGGCAATCATGGACCGCGCCAAGAAGGATGGCGAGTGATGGGCACCCCCGTGGATTTCCTCGGAGTGCACCAGATCGGGTCCACAAGCTGGCTCGAAGAGGCCCAGTTCCGCCTGAGGGTCAGGCACCGCATCACCTTGGGCCGGTGGACGTTGTGGTCCTGGGAGGAGGCTTACATCGCCGGAGAGGAAGAACTCCCGGGTAAGTGGGCCTGGTACCGGACTTGCGACAAGACCTATATCACCCGGGCCTGGATCTTGGACGCCCTGGACGACATGCTGAACGTCGCCATCAAGACCGGGGCCGTGGAACGCAACCACAGATGGCGGGGGCTCGTATGAACCACATCCAAGGAGCCCTGGACCGCCTGGGCAAGCCTGAGTTCACCACGGAAGATGCCTGCACCCTGGACACCCTCGCCCGAGGGGCGGATCTCTTCTGCCAGCGCATGCAGCAGTTCCAGGACCGCTGGGCACAGGGGGACTACACGGAGGAGGAACAGCGGCACGTGGCCCGGATGACCTGCGCCTATGTGAAGCTCCAGCAGGCCCTCAGTGGCAAGATCGAGGACAACCCGTTCCTGTGGCTCGGGGTCCTCGCGCTGGGCAAGTTCACCAGGCCCGGGGACGTATTCCTCCCACCCCCCGGGTTCGAGATGGTCAGGATTCACCCCGGGAGTGACCAGAACCCTCTGAACAAGGGATAGACACTGTTGAGCCCCCGGTGGCCCTTCCTTGGGTCTTCGGGGGCTCGGGCTATGTATGTGGGGCCTTGGGGCTCAGAAGGTCACGGAGACCCCACCGGACGCAAGAACGAGGGGCTCAGAAGCGCACCAGGGCGCTCACCCCCACCTCGGCACCGGACAGGGTGCCTCCGTTGGGCATCGTCAGGGTAGCTTTCCCGACCCGAGCACCCACCCTGAGCCAGCCGAAATCATGGTGGCCCACCAGGCTCTTGGTGTTGCCCCACACCGTCGCGGAATATTCCAGGCCCAGGGCGGACTTGAGCACCCTGGGCGGGGGCGGAGCGGCTTCCACCGGCACATCCAGGCCGCCCACCACCTCGCCATCCGGACTTGAGGCCACCACTCTGCGGGTGCCGTCTGCGGCCCTCACGAGGGTGAGATCCAACCGGATCTTGGGCGGGGTCCACAGCGCGGGTTCCCCGGTCCCCGGGAGGGGGGCCACCGGCTCGGGCGGCTTCGGCACCGGCTTCGGCTGGATCTCCACGTACACGATACGTTCCACCACGGTACCCTTCGGCACCTGGTTGGCGGGCTTGGCCCCCGCATCCGGTTGCTTGGGCAGGACGTGGCTACCGTCCGGTTGCACCACCCCGGGGGCCGCGATCTCCTGGGCCAGGGGCCTCGGGCTCCAGAGCATCCAGCCCATCGTCATGCCCACGATGGCCCCGACAATCAAGGCCACGGCCAAGCCGTACTGTGCGCTCCTTCCTTTCCACCACGAGTTCACGACGCTCCTCCTTTGTCCTCGGTTCCCGCCTGCGCGGCCTGCTGACTCGCAAGGGTGATCTCCTTGGTTGCCTGGTTTTGACTCTTCTTCACACTACCGGCGAACCCCAGGGAAATGGTCCACAGGCCGGTACAGAAAGCCAGGTACGCGGTATCCGCTTTGTGGTTGAACACCCACACAGAAACGGCCCCAACGGTGGCCAGTGTAGCACAGTAACACGAGAGCATGCCGTTGGACAGCCACACGATCTTGGTGCCAGATACGCTCTCATCCCGGTCACGGAACCGGGTGACGGCCCGCTCGAACAGCGAGGTGAAGAACCCCGGGGCCTTAAGCGACGGCAAGGAAGTCATTGGACACCGTGATCTTGACGGACTCCCCACGGGCCAGGGCGGCTTCGATCTGGGCCATGAGTTTTGCGAACGCGGGCTTGGTGGTGCCGGGCTTGATGCTGTTGCCAGCGATGGCGGAGCCCACCAGAATGCAGCCCAGGGTGTCGTCCGCGTCCAGGCCGTTGTGGATGAGGATGCCCGTAAACCCCGGGACATCCACGAGGCGGGGGAACCGCTTCTTGAACTTCGGGGACACGGTGACGATGACCTCGTAGGTACCGGCTGGGATGGCCGTCTGCCCATAGACCTTGGCCCCCTCGTTGGCCGGGGTGTTGGGGTCGTCGAGCCGCACCACGTCCTCAAGGGTGAAGCACTCAAACAGGGAGTCCACGTACAGACTCCCAAGGGTGCATACTGAGTTCAGCTTATTCCGCTTGAGTTCGAGTAGCATAGCTGCTCACCACCCTTCTGCCAGTAATGGCCGCGATCCGCTCCTCTTGGGTGCGGTCATTCAACTTAAGCTGGCTGACATCGGCCTGGATATCCTTGATCGCGCTGTCAGTCTTGGCGTTGTTGTCTATGATGACCTTCAGGTAAGTCTTGGTCTCGATCTGGGAATCGCTCACCTTCTCCAGCTTCTCGATGTTGGCCTTCATGACCCACACGGCGATGGCCAGGAGCCCCACCATGAGGAAGGACATGGCCTTCCAGAAGGGCTGGTCAAGTAAGCGCTCGTTGGGTTCCCCGGGCATTGTGCTTCTCCTGTCGCTTTCGCTTCTGCGGTCGGTCCCGTCCCAGGGTTGCGGGAGAGGCCGAGGGGTTTCTGGTGAGGGGGACATTGGACTACACCCAGGTGGTGCCGTTGTGCCGGATAGCCAGGTCGGATTCATCTTCCACCCGAGCCTGCCAGTTGCGCTTCGGAGTGTAGAAATCCCACCCAGAAGCCGTCGAGTCAACACCGCCAGATGTCGTCGTGATGCTTGTCGAGTAGTACGCCACTGTTCCAGCAGCCTTTCCCGCCCAGGCCGTGCCCGTGGGACTCGTGGGCAGGATGTAGCGGTCCCCGTTGGCCGGGCTTGCAGGTTGCGCGGCAGTAGTCCGAGACTTGACGGACAGGCCGGGGAGGAAACAGTCGATCGCCCGAAGCACTTTGCGGAACTCATTGGGGTGAGCCTCTCCTACGGCGGCGTCGAGCAAGACGCCAAGGTTGGGTCCAACAACGAGGGTCATAGCTGTTTACCTCCAAAGATTTGTCCGAAGCACATCCCGAATCCCGACATCTGGAACGGGCCCGTTGTGTTGAATGCCGAGGTGGCCGCACCCGTGGTCTGTTGAACCTTGACCTCCACCAGGTGAGCACCGTTTGTGCTGTCTTGCAATCTCATGGCCGCCGAGTAGCCGTTCTGCGGAACGGCCCGGTAGATCGGAGTGATGACCCCCGCCGAGTCGATCTTGCCGTACTCGCTTACGGACGAGGAGAACGCCTGGTAGATGAGGAACCCACCGGCAGAAGGGTCCTTCTGCAGGCGGTAGAAGATCAAGCCATCGGGGTGCGTGGTCCAGCTTGTGACCGCACCCGCAGGGGTGCACTTGTGGACGACACTGGATAGCGAATCCCCGAAGTAAACGTCGGACCCCACACAGGCAATCTGGGTACCCGGGTAGTGGCCCACACCACCGGGGGCGATGGTGGTGACCACCCCGGCGGAGGTGCAATAACGGATCGCGGTACCCCCGCCATCGCCCGGGGTATCCAGCACGAAGATGTTGCCGCTGGCATCCGAGGCGATGAGGCAGGAATACCGGAAGCTGGCAGCGGTGCCGGTGCCGTCCGTTTCGACGTTGGGGTCGAAGTACCGGTTGCCAGCCAGCACACTCACAGCACGGGCCTGGGTGATCTTGACGATACACCGCTGCGAACTGGCGAAGACGTAGATGTTGTCCGAGCCGTCCGCCGTGACTGAGCCGATGTTGTCGTAGCTGGTGAGGTCCGCGAAGGTCTCCGAGGTGCCGCCCAGCGGGATGCGGCGCACATAGTCCAGGTTATCCACGACGTAGATGTTGTTCGAGGAATCCACGCACATCTGGGTAGGCCAGTGCCAGCGGGAGACCCCAGCGGAGCCGTTCACCAGGCCCACCTCGGTCAGACTCCCGTGGTAGAGGGTGAAGCCACCGGAGGCCACCTTGAAGACACAGTGAGGGCCCGCCCCATAGGTGGAGCCCAGGACCGCGTAACTGCTGGTCAGGAAGAAGTCCCCGTTGCTCCGAATGCAGATGCCGTACACCGCATTGGGGCCGCCGAAGGCCACGGTGCCCAGTTCCGTGCTGGTGAGGTTCAGGTAGGACCGCTTCTCTACCCCGTTCACATAGATCTTGGCGTTGTAGGCCCCCTCACTCGTCGCATCACTCGCGTCATCCTGCTTGACCACGGTGGTCTGCGTAAGGCGGTTACGGAATGCCCAGGTGGGCTGGCACAACCCGATGATCGAGGCCGGGGCGGTGAGCCCGTTCACCTGCATCCTGCCTGGGGGGTACGGCTTGGTGTTCTTCGCGGCCATCGTGGCATTAGCAGCCGTGGCAGCGGCAAGGGCGATGGCACCACGCGGGCCGTAGGGCAGATTCTTCACGTTTATCTGCGCATCCTGGGCCACCTTGTCTTCCGGGTTGCTTGCCCCGAAGGAGAAGAACCATACCTTCTCCCCAGCCGCATGGGAGGACGGCACAGTGTCGAACAAGCCGCCCCACACGTTGGTCAGGGAGATGGTCCCGTCGAGGTTGTTCGTGATGCCTTCGAAGGCGAAGAACTCGCCATTGTCGAACATACCCAGGTTCGTACCGGCCCGGATCTCGTCAGGCGTGGCCCCGTCCATCCCGGCGACATCGGAGGAGCCCCCGGCGATCACAAAACCCGTGGCATCTACACCGGGCTTCGTGGAGTAGGTCCCGCTCAGGACACCCACGGGGGTGTAGGTCAGGCAGGTGTCCCGGTACGTGTAGTCGGTTTCCGTGCTCAGCTTCTCCCACACCTCGAAGGTCACACAGCCGCTGTTGGGGCGCTGGACGCACACCATGTAGCTGGCCTTCGTCTGGTCGTTGTTGAAGTAGTACGGGAGTTCCTGGACTTTCTGCACAGTGGCGGGCACCGGGCTCACGATGGGGTCCGTCCACTGGGAACCACCGCCCACCATGAACGAACTCTGACCCAACTGAAAGATGTCCTGCACCACGCTGAGCCGAACACGGTTGGCGTTCGGCAAGCCGATGGCGGACTTCATCACGCGCACCACCATACTGGTGATCCCGAGCGGGGCCCAACTCAGGACGAATAGGTCGCCGGGGGCGAATGCGTAGCCGGTCCGGTTCACGATGAGGTCCGCCTTCGCCAGGGCCGTGGACTGGGCCAGCAGTTCCCGGTTGGCAACCCGGTCCGCCAGGGTGGCCACGGTGATCATCTTGAAGGTCATGGTGGAGGACACTACCTCACTCTGGAGGCGCATGTTGGCGAGGTCCTGGGCCTGGGCGGGCATGCCCTTGTACCCCTGGGTCCGGTCCGAGTAATTTACCTTGATCTCGTTGGTGGTCCCGTCGAGGCCCATCTGGCTGTAGTTCGTGACCTCGATGATGTTGCTCACGTCGAGCGTGGGGAGCGTGGCCACGTTGTACCCACCGCGCATGAGCTTGATAGTCCACATGCCCGTGCGGAAGTCCCGGAAGCATGTGGCGTCGATCGTCTTGCAGACCTCCTTGATCACATCTTCGATGGGGGTTTGCTCGGCCCACACGAAGCTGATGCCAAAGCCCTCCGTGTAGCACTGGTGGGCAGCCGCCACAAAGGAGGTTGTGTCCACCATCGCGGCCCCGAGGCCCATGCCCCAACCGTCCGGGCCGTTGGGGTCATTCGTTAGGCACTCGTAGATGACCTCGATGGGATTCGCATCCTCACCGATGACGGCTTCCGCAGGGGTAAGCTGCTGGGGGTACCGGCTCACCTCCACGGTCAGGGGCCGTGGGGCCGGGCTGGTGCCGATGTACCCGGATTGCTTCTGCGCGGTGTACGGGAGGCCGAAGAACGATGAGGCGTAGCTCATGTTCATGGAGGGCCCGTACCACACGAGGGAGGCCACGCCACGGTAGGCCGGTACATCCGTGAGCCTCGCGACGAGGTACGGGTCTTTGATCTGGGTGTTGTTGCCAGGCAGGAAGTTCAGCAGGGCCGAAAGGCCGCCCCCGCCATCCTCGCCCCCGTACAAGCCCTCATCGTCGATCGTCAGGCCGCCCCCGGTGTTTGTGCCGGTCCACACGAGCCGCTCTTCCGCCCAGATCTTGTGCAGGGTCACGGGGCCGTGGCACAGGGCCAACTGCTGGCCCCAGTAGTACCGGTACGCCACGGTCTGCCACTGGGTCCGGCCCGTGCCCAGGAATCCACCCTTCCCGGCCCGCTTCTTGATGGGGATGGTGAAGTAGTCCCCGTACCAGGTGACGTTGGGGTCGCGGAGCCTGCACTTACCCCACACCACGGGGATGGGCTTCACGGACGAGGCCGTGGGCATGTTCGCTTCATCCGCGCTGGCGGCCTTGGCGTCCTGGATGTTCACCTTGGGTCGAAGGACCTCACTCAGAATGAGTGTGGCGATCCAGTACACGACCATCCACCAGCCCATAGCTCACCCCTCGATGGTCACTTCGTACGGATTCTTGATGGGCACAAACGGCCACCCACCGAAGTTGTCCGTGTTGTTGAATCGGGCCCGGCAATCGCCCCAGTTCCCATCGGCCAGCTTCCAGACGTGGTTGCACCCGGCGACGACCCGACCATGGGCCCCCACAGGAAGGCCGAGGATGGGGCTCCGAAGTGTCACGGTGCTTCCAGTGTGGTCAACTATCAGGACCCGGGCTCCGAGGTCAGGAAAGTACACCTCTCCCAAACGGAAGTACTGCGAGGGCTTGAATGCCAACTCGGGGGCCGTGATGACAAACCCGGTACTGCCGATGGCAGACACCACGATATCCGTCGTGAATGAAGCCTCGGGGACCCCGCACCGGGCGGAGTAGAGTTCCTTGTGGCAGTACGGGCCGTACGTTTGGCGGAATCCGCCCTTCCCGATGACCTTCTCCACAGGATCGCACTCGATGGTGGCCTCGCCCTTGGACGCCTTCCACGACACACCCCGGACCTTCCCCTGCCAGATGAGGATGGCCTCGGAGGGGGCGTCCGCATGGCCGCGCAGGATGGACACCCAGATGGACTGGTAGGGGGCCCCGGTGATGAACATCTGGGCGATGGGGAAATCCTTGGAGGAGGTGATCTTCACCCCGGACCGCGTGGTCTCCTCGGAGATCTCGGGCTCGGTCCTGCTGAGGGGCCAGCCGATGCCGAAGGTCTCTGTGCCCTTGGTCACGGGCCTGTCGCCATCCGTGTACCGATACACCGCCGTGCCCTGAGTGAACCGGTAAAGCTCCACGGGCTTGCCCCCGTATGCGCTCTTCTCGGTGGCATCATAGGTCACTTGGGGATCTCCTTCACCTTGAACGACACGTCAGCGATACTGTCAGTATACCAGTTCAGATCAAAGCTGTCTTGATCCATCCTGCAGTAAGTGAGGAACGAAATGGCCCGGAAGTCCGTGATCTTCTTGATCACCCCGAAGCTGCTGTTTAAACCGATGGTCTCCGTTCCGTTCCCGTTCTCAGCACAGCCGGTGATGGTCTTGATAATGGGTGTGGACCCGTCCGTGGGGAAGAAGATGAGGGTGGACCGGTTGGGGTTCAGGTTCATGTACCGGGTGTACCCGATGTTCTTGATGAGGATGTTCGTGTCCGCGATCCCCATGTCCTGCACCTGCTCCAGGTCCTTGCTCCAGGTGGGCATCCAGAACGGGATGGCCTTCCCCTTGCGGACCTCAAGGAATGCGAGGAAGTTCATGATCTCCTGACGGGTCCTCAACAGCCACTTGTACGGGCGGGAGATGACCGGCATCCCCGCGTGATCCGAGATGGACCAAGAGCCCTTAGAGAAATCCACCGTGTCGAAGTCCCGGTCATATTCCGCGTTCGTGTCCTCTTCCGCCGTGTTGGGGGCTACGGTGATCACGTCGAGGCCACTGAACTGCAGCCACGACGAGGTGCCCAGTCGGTTGGCATCTACAGCCTCACCCACTTCGTACGCGAACGACAGGGTGGCCTCCGCCAGGGTGGAGGTGGGCCGGGAGATCTGGATGTTCTTGGACAGCCGCCCGAGCCGCACGGGGATGATGCGATCCCGCGTAGTCCAGGCCATGATGGTGGGCTTCTTCAGGGTGATCTGGGAAGAGGTCATGGACAGGACCTCCACGATCTCCCAGGTGAGGTAGTCCCGCCACAGGAGCACCAGGTTGTTGACCGCGAAATCCCGGAAAGAGGTGCTGGTGTTTATGACCGAGGTGCCGATCCCGACAGCAGCAGACAGGAATTGCCAGTCCGTCCATACCGGCACGACGAACACCCGCTGTTGCCAGCCCCACATCAGGCCCTCGAAGTAGTTCACCTTGTTCTGGGTCTCGAAGGTGAACAGGTAGCGCATGGCCCTGCGGGGGTCCTGCCTGAGGGCCAGCCGCTGCTCCATGTCATTGTACGAGGTGAGCACGTCAGTGAGCCACTCCAGACTCTCCGTGACGGGTTCGCGCCAGTTGGGCTGGAACCCGAACACGATGAGGCGGGAGCCGGTGATGATGGTGTCCGCTCCTGTGGAGATGCCTTCGAAGTTGAACGTAATGGAGCCGGTGATCTGGGCCGAGCCGGTGGTTCCTACCGTGACCTGGTAGGCTCGGTAGGTTGAGGGTCCGTACATCACCGGGTACCCGTCAGGGTTCGTGACGGTGACGCCATCCAGACCGAGCACGGACCAGCTAAGCATCCGCTGGTACCGCCCCGTCAGATTCCACACCCCGATGGTAAACAGCTTGGCGCTGAGCACCAAGCCCAGGTCCAGGGATCGCGGGTTCACGATGACGTGGCCGTAGAACTCCTGGTCCACACCCGGGGAGTATGCCCCGGGGAATAGCGTCTGGGGGTACGCCACGGGGTTGCCCAGCGATTTCTGGGGGGTGGCCGGATCGTCGCGGTGACGAAGCATGGCCAGCTTCGCGCAATCCAGGAGGAAACCGCCCAAGGCGGGGGTGAGCCCCGTCATCGTGACCCGTGCGTACTCGACAGAAGACCTACCGGCGAAAGCGGCCATGGTCACACCTTCTTGATGGCGTAGCCCAGCCCGGGGAAGTTCTGCGGGCCGGGGAACACCATATAGGTGTCCGTTCCCCAGAGGTACTCGGCAGCCGCCGTATAGCCTTTGTCCCAGGCGTTGCATAGGAAGATGTTGGGCAACGACCCGACGAAGCTGGAACCCCCAGTGTCCCGGTCAACAAGCAACCGAACCGGGAGCATGAGGCTCTGGCCCGTCATCTTGCTGGTGAGTCTGTTGTAGTAGTCGGAGTACGAAGGCAAACCGTTCAATGTGCCATCATTCACCGGGACGATGGATCGCCCAACCTTCCCAGTGTAGCCCGCGTACCCAGTGGTGGTAGACCCCACCCCGATCCACTTGCCGGTGAACGCGTCCACATCGGCACGAATAAAAGTGGTGGAGTAGGACACATCCCTGGGATCACCCGAGATCCCGGGGGTTTCGGCGGAGTATGCAAATCCAGGATTCAGTGCAGCCTGGTTATAGCTGATGGCATACCCGGCAGTTGAGCCGAAGAAGTACGGGCCACCGGTCCAAGTACCAAGCTTGTTGAGCGAGGTCCCCCAACCACAGTGGGCAAAGATCCCGGATGTCTTCTCAACCACGACGACGATGTTGTCCCCGGTGGAGTCCGCGAAGAAGTGGTACCCGGCGATGGCCCCCTGCGGAAGCACCATACCAGCGCCGATAGTATTCGCGGGGGTGGTGGCATTCTTTGGTGCCCCGGCCTGGTCTCGCCAGTTCGTACCACTCGCGAACCCGGTGCCCCCATACAGCATCAGGGCACCGTACCCAGCGTTTCTGGAGTACTGGTCGGCAAAATACTCTGCGGCGAGAGTTGTGTTTATCGCCGTCTTCAGGTTGATATACACTACACCCTTGTGGGCGTGAAGACGCCACCCCGTGCCATCCGCCTGGCTCATGTCCTGGGTCCAGCCATTCGCGACGATGAAAGTGGCCAGCTTCTGCAGCAGGTCAGTGGGGTTGGTAACTGTTCCGTTTTGGTAGGCCATCGTGGTCCCCTAGTCAAGCGCCAGGGCGCAGTACTGGTCTTTCTCGTTCTGGTATACGTTCTGGAAGACCACGTAGGTGAGCAGACCCTCGGTGATCGTGTTTTCTGCGGCATTTGCGTGACCGGTGGTGGCCCTCACCCCGTCTAACTCACCCCAGGTGTTCACATCGGACCCAGCCGGTGTGCCACGGTCAGACGAGAACATAATGGGTAGCAGCGGGTAGGACCCGTCCAGATTCTCGCGGATATTCTGGAGTCCCCTGTTGGGACTGGTGGGGGAATCGCAAGCGTACGGCCAAACCGAGCACTGACCCCCGGCTGTGATGGGGTCACCGCTGGTGTACCCGCCGACCCCGATATAGTACCCATCCGGAAGGCGCAAGCGGCCCTGGCAAGTGGTCTGGTTGATACTGTACTGCTGTACGCCCCGCCAGTAGTTGCCCATTTGGTAGCTGGCCGAGTAGGACCAGCGCCAGTTGGCACTGGCAACGGCGGGCTCTGAGGTCCAAGCCATCGAGCCCCCGACGAATAACGGGTAGGGCCAGTAGCCCGGGTCCACGTACGGGTTTATCAAGCCCAGGTAGCAACTCACGTACACAGAGCTTACTTTGGCGAAGACCACCACCCGCTGGCCATTCGCCACAAACCAGTAAGGGATGGTGGAGTTCCACAGGTTCAGCACAGGTCCAGGCTGTCCAAGGAACCCAGGCTGGGAGGTGAACGCATTCCCGGAGGCGTACCCGTTGAAGCCGCCGAGCCTCCAGTTGAAGTAGTCCGCACCCGCATCACTGAATAACAGGGCCCCCACGTAGATGTCCCGGAGGCCGTCGTTCCCGGAGGTCTTCCAGATCATCTCGCTACCGGCCACGCTGCGCTGGTTCACCCAGGCGGGGGCCGTGTTGAGTTTAAACGCGTCACCCGCCACGAAGGCAACACCACCTGCGGTGATGAGGAACGTCAGCTTGGCATGGGTGAATGTGGTACCCACGGTGGCCGTGCCGATGGAGCCCGACGTTGAGCCTACCACGTTGAAGCTGGTGGAACTCGTGGCCGTGATTGTGAAGGTCTCGGTCACACTGGAAGCCCCGCCGTCCCACGCGGAGATGGTGCCGGTGCCGGTGCCGGTGTAGCTCGGGCTGTAGGCTTTTCCCTTCGAGGTCAGGAAGGTGTTGAGTTTGTTCAGAAGATCTGCTGCGCTGGTGGCCGTCCCGATTTCGTAGCTCATGCGAATACCGCCCGTAGGAAGTTGGGGTTGCTGGCGATGACGTTGAGGATGGCCTTCTCACCCCGGGGCGTGGCCATCATGTCTTCGAGCAGGGAGGGGTCGAACACATTCACGATCTTGGTGCTGGTGTTGACCTGGGGAGCGGGGCCCACGGAGGACGACACGGGGCCACCATCGGCGTACCGGTGGCTTCCGTTGTGCGATGTGATCCCGTTCAGCATGTTCAAGAAGCCCACCCCCACGCGGCGTACTGCGGCGGCTTTCACCACGTACTCCCCATCTGACAGCATAGCAGGGATGGAATCGGACGTCGAGGTACCCGGACCCGACACGGACCCACCACCAGCAAAGCCGAGGAATCCACCAGCCGACGTACCGCCGAACATGGCCTTCATCGCCATGAGGGCAAGCTGCTGGCTCATGATCTGGGCGAAGGTCGCGAGGACGGACCGGCCAAAGTCACGGACGGCATCACTTCCAGTCTTGGCACCCGTGGCGAGGTCGTTGAAGAAGTTGCCCAAGCTGTTGGTGACCCCGGAGCCCAGGGCCTTGCCCACCTCGCTCTGAGCCTTGCCCACCTCGCCCAGTTCCACCTTCAGCTTCGCCACGGCGTTGAGCATGGCCGGGTCCTTCATGGCCTGGGCGTACGCCTCCATCTGCGGGATGAGAGTCTGCAACTGCTGGGCCGTAAACACGTGCAGGTCGTTTATCTTCTGGAATGCCTCGATGGGGCCGATGGAGCCAGCGGTCTCCTGGGCCTGCACCTCGGATTCCTTGATGCGCATGGCCTCCAGGGTGTCCTGGTACTGCTTCTGGATCGCGGCGAACTTGCCCTTGGCGGTCTCCACATTCACCAGCTTGTCAACGAGCCCGACCTCCTCGGACTGGGCCCCGAACTCCGTGGTGAACTGCTGACGGATGAGGCGGAACTTCTCCGCCACGGTGGCCGCGATGGTCTCCGGGGCCTGCTGGCCCACAGCCTGCTCAAGCTGAGAGCGGATCTCCAGCACCTTCACCGTGAGGGCCCGCGTGGCTTCCTGCTCCTTGCGGGTGTTCTCTGTGACGATATCGCCCTCCTTGGCCTTCAGGAGGTTTATCTCGCTCTGCAGTTTGATGATGGAGGCTTGCTGCTGCAGGCCCTCGTCCTTGGTCTTGGGCTGGGCGGCCTGGATTGCGGCCAACTCCCGACCCTTCGCGGCCTCCTCCGCCTGGATTGCGGCAAGCTGCGCGGCCTGGCGCTTGGCGTAGTAGTCCTTCACGGAAATGAGTTGCTGCGACAGGGCGTAGTCCAGGTCCCGCTGCTCACGGGTGAGGGCGTCCTTCGCAAGAGCCAAGGCGGCATCCGCCTGGGCCTTCGCCAGGGCACTCTGGGCACCCACACCAGCCTGCTTGTTCGTGGGGTTCTTGGCATTCGCCACGGTGGCCTTGCCCAGGCCCTCGGTCTTCTTGGCCGCGTCGTCTGCGGCCTTCCCGGTGTCCTGGAAAGACTTCATGACCTTCTGGACAGCAGAGTTGCCGGTGACGAACGGGTCGAACATCCCGGCCCCGATCCCACGGACCTTGGCACCCACCCCGTCGATCTTGGCCCCCACGGCGATGAGGCCGTCGCCCCAGCCCTTCTTGACCATGTTCAGACTTTCGCCCATGCTGTTCAGCCACATGCGCACGGGCTGGAGCACGAGGTCCAGGAGCAGACCGGCAACCCACACCAGGGCCCCGCCGATGGCCCGGACGCCATCAGCCACACCGGCAACCAGCAGGGCGATGCCCTTGAGGGCCACGGAGATCACGGTGAACACCAGGGACAACTCGCCGGTCTCCTTGCGGGCCCCGGTGATCGCCCGTGCCAGGTCGAAGATGACCTTGAACACCTCTTTGACGGCAACCCAGATCTCGCGGAAGCCCTGCTTCCACTCTTCGATGAAGGACGAGTTCTCGGTCAGGAAGGCGTTGAACTGCTTGGCTACCTCGACACCACCCTGCACGGCGTCCCCGATGATGACACCCACGCCATCGAAGAACACCTTCACGATGTCAGTGATGGCGCTGAATTGCTCGGAGATCCCGAGGTTCTTCACGTCGAACACACCCGACAGGGCCTCGTTTAAACTCTTCTTGAGGGAGTCGAACATCCCGGAGGTTACTTCGCCGGAGAAGACCTGGAAAGCCTCCTCCACGTTGCTCTTGACCACAGCCCAGGAACTCGCGGCCTGCTTGGCACCCTCCGTGAACGGCTTCAACCGCTCATTCAGCTTGTCGAGCAGCACACCCTGTACCTGCCACTGGCGCACCTGCTCACCCGTCCCCACCAGGATGCGGGCCAGCGTGTTCTCCTCCACCTCGCGGCCCGTGATGATCCCGCGCAGGGCCGTGGGCACCTCGGACTGGGACACCCCCAGGGCCGTGGCGGCATTCGTCACGTCCACCGTGAGTTGCCGGATGCGGTCCAGGTCCGTGATGTTCTGGGATGCGGCAACGGCCATGGCCGTCTGGAAGGATTTCACGAGTTCCTGGGAGGTGGCCGCCGTTTCCAGGCCCGCGATGCGGATCTGCTTCATCTGGTCATCGGCCAGAGCCAGGGCCGCGTTGTAGGCATCTTGCCCCTTGAGGACCTCGCCCTGGGCGTCCCGCAGGTCATACTGAGCCTGGATGGATGTGGCGATACCCAGCTTGCTGGTCTCAAGGAACTCGTTCATCTTGAGACCTTCGCTCACCACGTCGGCCACAGCGTCCTTCAGAATGCGGAATCCAGCGGTGATGGCCTGGGTTGCCAACCCGGCCAGGGTGAGGGTGCCCACGAGAGAGCCCAGTCCTAGGCCGCCGAGGCCCCCTCCCGGGCCTCCAGCACCACTGGGGGCTACAGGGGTAGCGGGGGCGGCCTTCGTGCCCGCCGAGAGGTCCTTGAAGCGCTGGAGTTCCTTGTTGGCGTTGGCCAGCCGCTGCTCGGTCTGGGTGATGGCCGTCCGGATGAGCCCGGTGGGGTCTCCCTGGGCCTTGGCCGCGTACATGGCCTGAAGGTCCGCATGGAGCTTCTTGACCCGTCCGTCAGCCTCTTCCAGGCCCTTCTTGAGGCCCCCCACCACATCGCCCTTGAAGGTGTTGGCAAACTCCTTCGCCAGGGCGGACGCGGCGGCCTGGGTCTTGGTCATTTCGTCCTTGGCCTTCTTCGCGGCCTCGGCGGTCTTGTTGTTCCCTTCCACGGCCCCGGTGAACAACTGCCCGATGTTCACCGTGAGATTCTTTACATCCTGGGCCCCGGTGACCCCAGCATCGAGCTTGATACTGATGTTGAAGTCCCCAGCGCCCATGTTGTCTCCTACTTCGCGGATTTCTCGATCTGCCTGATGTAGTTGTTCCGGTCCTGCTGCTTGGCGTGGTAGGCCACGGCCATGTCAACCACCCTGCTGGCCCGTTCCCTGCTGCTTGCTCTCACGGCGGCCTTGTGGAACAAGACCACCTGGGACAGGGTGTACTCTTGGATGTCAGGCCAACGGTGGCCGGTGCTGACGAGCGTTTGGATTACTTCGGACCAGCCGACAGCCTCGCTGCCAGGTCCCGAAGCTGCGGGCCCAGCTTCTGGGAGAAAAAATCGCGGTTCACCTGCAGGACAGCAGCGGCCAAGGGCAGGATGCTCGTGAGGTTGAGGCCATCCACCCACTCCTTGGGCTTGCCAGTCGCCACGACGATGATGTCCGTGACCTCTTCCCCGTGGTCGCCCACGAGCTTCATGAGGTTGAGGTCGCCGTTCTCGTCGGTGTGCATCTGGATGGGCTGGACCAGCCGGGCCACCTGACGGAACTGCTTCCAGACGAAGGGCCGGATGTGCAATTCCTCGCTGTTTCCAGCGTCGTCCACGATGATGACCTTTTGGCCATCGGGGATCAGGGTGGCGAGATCGACGGGTTCCATGGTGTAGCTCCTGGGAATGGGTGAATGGGGGGCAAAGCTGGCGGGTTCGCGGCACCCGCCAAGCCGTTATCCGTTGCTTACTGCTGGTAGATGGCCCCGAACTGGCCCAGCGTGTTGCTGGCAGGCTTGAGCACATCCAGGAGGGCGGCACCCTCGATCTGGAACTGCGCCAGGTCGTCGGTGATGAGGGCGAGTTCCTTGAGCGGGCTCAGGTTCACCTTGTACAGATCGCAGGTGACGATCTTGCCGCTGTCGGCCATGTTCATGCCGACGAAGCGCAGGAACAGGTCTGCCTGGGGGGCGTTGAACATCGCCACTTCCGTGCTGGTCCCGGGGGTGTAGGACAGCTTGAGCGGGCCGACGAAGGGGCCGCCCGTGGTCACGTCGATCAGGGTGATGGTGTTGCTGATGGGCTCGTGGGTGTAGTTCACATCCTTGGTCAGCGTCTTGGGGGAGCCGGTGCTGTCCTTCAGGGTCACGGCGGAAGCGTTGCGCTTCGCACCCGCGAACACCTGGCCCACGGCGAGGGTGGTGATATCCGGGGTCCCGCCGAGCTTCTCGTCCACGATGGCCGTGCTGGCGGCGACGGACAGGGCCGTGCCGTACAGGACCAGGGCGAGGTTTTCCTTGTTGGGCTCCTCCAGGGTGAAGTTGAGCGAGGTGCTCTTGCCCTTGGGGATCTTGAGGTCCGTCAAGGACTGGCCGCTGAAGGACTCCTTGTGCTCGATGTTGTCCACCTGGAACCCGACCTTGAGTTCCGGGCAGTTGCCCACCCAGCGCAGGGCCTGGGGGTTGCCCAGGGCGTCCCGGGTGCCGATGTAGAGCTTGCCTTGTCCGCGCAGGTACATGGTGTGGTCTCCTTCTTCAGATGGTGATGCGGGTTGAGAAACAGAGGGGAATGTAGATGTACCCGGCCTTGAAGCCGGGGGCGGCACCATTGGAGCGTTTCATGGGCCCGTGCTCCGGAGAGGGGGTCCATCCCTGCAGGGCCTTCAGGGTTTTCTTGAGCAGGGGGCCCGCTTCTGCACGGGTGGCTTCCCCGGTGATCTGGTCCCGCACATTCCGCACAGCGAGGACGACGTACCACACCTGGTCAACACATTGGACTTCACCAGTGGATGACCGGCCCTGGCCCTCGACCACCCGATCACCGTAGTACAGCACATGCGCGGCGGGGGTGTTCTGGCTGGCCTCTGACACACCTTCCATATCGGCGGCTGAAAAGACGTTGGGCCCGAAATCCGGGACCACGGCTTTGATGCGTTCGATGATGAGGGATTCGGCGCTCAGGTAGTTGTCCATGTCACCGCTCCACCAGGAAGGAGCCCAGGATGTCCAGGATCTCGGCCTTGTCGGAGATCGACAAACCAAGGAACTGGCGCTTGGGCATTTTCACCTTCTTCCTCCGAACCCACCTTCCTCCGACCTTGAACCTGAGGAATGGCTTGACCTTCGGTGTGATGGTCCCGCCCTCGTTCAGAATCCACGCGTAAGGAAACTCCGATGGTACCCCCCATTCTACCCCGTTTTTCTTGGCGAAGTAAGTGATGGAGTTGCGGAGAAGGCCACGGTCCAGGAGCGTCTGACCACCCTGCACCCGGGCCCTGATGGACGGGATGAATGAGGCACCATTCACGTCCACCTGGTCGGTGATGCGGAGCTTGGTATTCTCCGACATCGCGAAGCCCACGGCCTCCCACATGGGCGTGGGGTCCTCAAGCAGGCCCAATACCTTCTTGAGCCTGGCGTTGAGGGCTTCCGTGCCCGTGACGGCTACGGAGTAGGCCATTTCGGTCCCATGGTCCCGAACAGGGCGTCCGTGAACACCTGAGTCCGGGAGGATGCCACGACGATGGTGCTTTCGGGCTGGGCATCACTGGCCTGGATACCCAGGCTCACGACCCCCTTTGATACATCCCGGAGCCAGGAAACGGCCCTGTCGTAGCGCTTTTGGACTTCCTCCGTGGGGCGCTCGTCGTACAGCCGGTAGCGGGCGATGTCACCCACCATGGACTTGAGAACGTCGGGCACCGTGGGGAGGGGCAGGGTGTAGTTGGCACCCAGGTAGCTGTTGGCTTCGGATTCAGCGGTGGCCATGGCCCTGTCAAGCACCGTGTCCCCGATGGTACCGGTGTTCGTCCTGTCGGTGAGTTGGATGAGTTCCTTTTCACCGAAGAACAGCACCATCGTGGCTTTGTCGATGTAAGACAGGGCCATGGCCCCCTCCGATCTTTAGTTGCTGGAGAACACCCGGACCAGGATCTCGGGGCGCAGGCAGAGCGGCAGGACGTTGGACTGAACGTGCATGTCCATGCCCCGGTCGAACTTCTGGCGCTCCATCTTGGCGTAGTACTGCATGCCCACGGTGTTGACCGTTTCGTTGAAGTCGGCGGGGGCGGCGTACGTGCCGAAAGAGGCCACGGTGCCGAGGGGGAAGGCGTGGCCGTCGTTGGCGGCGATGTAGCGCTGCATGGTGCCGGTGGAATCGGAGGTCTGGGCCCGGTACTCCTCGAAGGTCAGGCCACCGAAGGTGAAGCCGGAACGCATGTCCCCGCCGATCCGCTCCTGGGCCGCCTGCCAGTTCTGGAACGCGGCCTTGACGTTCGCGTGGGACACGAACTTGTCGTAGAACTCGGGGCTCACGAGCACCCGCACCTCGGTCATGCGCTCACCGAAGAGGTTGTCCTCGATGTGCCGCTTGACCTCGGCGCACTTGGCACGGACATCGGTGCCAGCGGTGCCGAGCACGAAGTCCACCGTCTTCTGGGTGATGCCGAACTCGGTGTAGAGGTTGTACAGGACGGAGGAGCCGTCCGCGTCCAGGATGATACCCTTCAGGGCACCAAACCGACGCCATTCGAGCGTCTGGTCCAGCTTGTCGCGCATCTCCTGGAGCTTCTCCTGGACCTTGCGGGTCACGGGGTCCACCTCGTTCTCCGTGCCGAAGGCGCGGATGCCCTGGACATCGGACGCCAGGACGGTATCCTCCAGGGGCATGTGGGGGACCGCGAAGCTGCGGAGCTTGCGCTTGCCGCTGATGTTCTGGGAGGCGGGGGCACCCCAGGGCTTCGTGGGCACCAGGGTGAGGATGCCGTTCCGCTCTTCCACTTCGAGGGAGCGGGTGGTGAGGCCCTTGATGGGCATGAGGTTGAGTTCCTGCAGCCGCCCGTAGCGGTTGGGGAGCTTGTTGATGGCCTGGGTCAGCGTGGTGAGGCTGAACCCGCCACCGGCAAAAGGATCGAGCATGGGCATGACATTTCTCCTTGAGAGGGGGTTGAGGGTTGGGCGTCAGCCTACACGCCAGTGGCGGCGACGATGTTGCTGTTGGCTTCGAGGTAGGCCAGCGCGGCGGTCTTCTCGGCCAGTAGGTCGTAGGACGCATCCCACACCAGCTTGCTGGGCTCGATGATCGCCATGCGGGCGAGGACGGGGACGGCCTTCCCGGTGGTGATGGCCAGGTCGTCCAGGAGGATGGCCTTGGCGTTCTCGGTACCGTCAGTGGCACCGGCCACGGAGGGGTAGTACTTGCTGTCGGCGGTCTTGATGCCGAGCACGGTACCACGGGTGAGAGCGGCGACGGCCACGACGGTGACGACCTTGCGGCTGAAGTTCCGCTCGACCTCCCACTTGACGATTTCGCCCTGGTAGTTGCTTTCGGTGAGAGCCATGGTGGATGTCTCCTTATCTGGTCTCAGGGTTGTGGTTTACTTGCGGAGGGAGCGGCGGTTACTTCCGGGAGAACTCGGCGGCGGCCTTGTCGCAGGCGGCCAACAGGCCCTTCTCGTGGGGCTTGAGGGTCGTGGGTTCGGCACCACCAGACGCCTGGTGGGCGAACAGGCCATCGGGGAGCGTGGGCTTGGCGGTGGAGATGGCGTCCACGATGGCATTCACGGCGTCGTCGGGCATGGCCGAGAACTTCTTGGCCTCCTCCTCCGTGAGTTCCTTGCCGATGGTCTTGTAGGCATCGCGGACCCGGCTCATGCGGGCCTCGGCCTGCTGGGTGGCCTGCGCCTCCTTCAGCGTGGCCAGTTCGGTGGTGAGGGCTTCGTTCTTCTCGTTGCTGGCCCGCAGTTCGCCCTCAAGCTGCGTGACCCGAGCCTCCAGTTCCTTGGACATCTGAGTGTCCTCCTGTTGGGTGGGGTTGTGATTGAGGCTGAGGGCAGTAGCGGTTGTTCCGCTGTCCCAGCCGGTGGGAGTGAAGGACGTTTCCACGAGCTTGGACTCACGGAAGATGTAGGCGGGGCCGGTCACGGTGCGGCCATTCACCTCAGCGGTGGAACCGGCGGTGAGTTCCTCGATGCGGGAAGGCTGGATGCGTACGCTCATCTGCCAGGGGAAGCCCTCGTCGCTCAGGGCCGTGACCTCCTGCCCCGCCTCCGTGACCTTGGACAGAATGCCACCAAGGACCAGGCCCTCCTGAGTGACGGCGGACTCATCGCTGTACCCCACGATGTCGTCGCACTCGTGATCCCGGAGGATGGCCATCTTGGCGGGGACCTCGATGAGGGAGAGATCGAACACCACCGTGCCCCAGTACGGATGGTTCGTGATGGGGTCGCCCGTGTAGGCCACGCCAGAGAACCGGCGATTCTTTCCGCCCGCGTCGGATCCGACCTCCATGATCCGCGTCGGGATACCGAACTGGAACACGAAGTCCGAGTCCTGGGGGTTGTTCCCGGTTGCGTTCTTGAAGCTGTACTGGGACATGTGGGAACCTCCTTGGCCAGCCGTACGTTACAACAGGGTACCATCGGTGAGGGGTTGCGCAATAGGGGAGTTCATGGTTGGACCTTCAGGTACACCTGGTTGCCCACGATCCTGTCCACCAGGAACCGGGTCTCAGGGACGAACATCCATTCGAGTTCAGCCGGGGTGGCCGAGATGAACGACAGGGGAACAGCCGCTGTGGACCCCTGCTCGATGATGAACGTGGTGGACTCGATTCCCACCGGCTCCTTGGCGAATGCCGACATGAACCCCTTCTGGGTGACCACCTCCCCCGTGCGGTACACCTTGGACCCAATCTCCACGGCATCGGGCAGGGCCTTCGTGGTGCCACGGGGCGGGATGCGGTACAGGGTGGGGGCTTCGCCCGTCCCAGGGATCTTGAGGGTCGCGAAGATATCCTCCGACATCGCCACGGCGGCCTTGGAGGCAGGACCCCGGAAGCCGAGGTCTGCGGGAATATCCGTGACCACATCGCGCACGAGCCGGGATTCCTCGGATACGACCCGCAGGAACGCCTGCTGTTCCTCGGTCAGGGCAGACAGGGTAATGGCCGAACCCGCAAAATCCGTGGCCTCGCGTACCGTGATGGGCTCCGTGGAACCCGGCCAGGTTCCCTCCGTAGTGGCCTCCAGTACTGCGGCCTTCGTCTGGGCAACCTGCTCAAGCACCACGTCCAGGGTCTTCACGGCCCGGGATGCCTCGGTGATGTCCAGGAGTTCCGAGATGGAGGAATCACCGTCGTGGACGGAACGCTCCATGGCCCGTTGCAACATGTCGGAGGTATTGGGCTTAGGGCCCAGGGCCTGCTCGATCCCGGCCTCCGGGGACTCGCCCGGGTTGTAGTCCCAGCCCTTATCCGCACCCGGCCAGCCCTTCTCGGGCTCGGCGGTCACCCCGCCACGGGCCTGGGCCTGGGCTTCCGTCAGGCTGATGGTGGTACACCGGCACTGGTACCCGTTGGGTGGGTAGTGTGACATCCAGAAGGCGTCATCCACGGGCCTGATGATGTTGTCCATCGCCAGGTGGGAGGGCCGCGTCCGGCTGTCATTCACCGCGTCGTACATGAGGTACGGGCGGCTGGCCTTGAACCGTTGCTGCTGGACATAGTGCCCGTGGTTGTAGGCCGTCTGCATGTTCGTGCGGAAGATGTTGTTTAAACGGTAGTCCGGGAGGTCAAGGCCGATATCCCCGGACCGCACCATCTCCTTCCAGTCCTTGAACGACATACCCTCGCCAAGGACCTTGTTCAGTGAGTCCATGACCCCCTGGAGTTGCTCACGCTGGGCGATGCCCGCGATGCTGAACGCCTCGTCCCGCTTCTTGCCCTGCAGTTCACCGTAGTACTCAGAGGGCAGGGCCACGCGACGGGATGCCGCGAACTCCACCGCTTCCCTGAAGGTGAGGGGCATCAGAGCTTCCCTTCGGAGTGAGTGTACCCGATGACATCAGCCGCGAACAGGGCCTGCTCCAGCACACGCTGGAACTCCACGGCAGTGGACGCCTGGCACAAGACGGCAAGCCGCTCCTCCAGGTCGCGGGGGTCTGAGGCCGCGAGTACGGCGGCCCGGATCTTGGCCGCGTCCAGGGGCTTGGTGCCCTGGGACAGGGCGAGGTCCGCGACATCCTCCACAAGCTGCTGGGCCGGGGTGAATCGCTTGGGGTCTGATATCCTGCGGTTGGCGAAGATGAGAGCCTCCACGGGGCCCCGGGCCATGCCCGCCTGCGGGTTCAGAGGCTGGCCGTTCTCGTCCATCGGGACAGCACCACCATCCGGGGCCGGTGCTCCAGGGGGTGGGGTGGGTGGCTTCACGGGCCCCAGTTCGAAGTCATCCTCCCGGAGGTCGTACCGGTCCAGGAAGTACTCCTTGGTGAACTTCACGCCAATGGCGCTGAGGTCCTTGTCCCGCGTGGCACGGGCCGCCTCAAGGCCCGCATCGTCGGCAAATACGATCTCGGGGATGTCCTTGGTGATGCCGTTCAGGGCGCACAGGGCATTCACCACGTTCTGGGCAGTACGGCGAACCAGGCGGATGTCCGCCTTCCGGAGGCCCTCCTTCACGTCCGCATGCACCTGGCCCAAGGCGTACGAGCCTCCGCCGTTCTTGCCGGTGTCCGAGGTGAGGGTCTGTCCGAGGATGACCTTCTGAAACCGGCGAACTACAGCCGCCTCCAGCTTGTCGAATGCCTCGCCCGTGGTCGTGGGCTCGATGGCCTCCACCTCGTCGTTGGTACCGATGCCCAGGGCCGCGTCCTGGTGGCACTGGATGAGGGCCGTCACCATCTTCTTGGGGTCCGCACTCTTGCCCACCAGGAGGGGCTGGCCGAACCGCTCCAGGAACTGGCCCCAGAACCGCCAGCCGTTGAACCGGAAGAACCAGGGCCAATAGAGCCGGGACAGCAGGGCCTCGCCCTTGGGGTTCTGGTACGTGGCGTCCACCCGCGTGAGGAAGAACTTGTACACCTGGTCCACGATCTGGCCTTCCACACCAGCATAGTCGGGGGCAAAGTACCGGAGTTCTCCGTTGGGGCGGGGGTCGAACCACTCCAGCGGCTTCACGGCCACGGTGGACAGGCCGATCTTGCCATCATCCCGCCTGCGGTACACGGCCTCCATCACGGAATAACCGTACGGGACGGACTTCCAGGCCCCGGCGACAAGCTGCTCCATCACCGGCTTGAACTCCTCCATGAGGAACGCGGTGGTGGTCTCATCCCCGCCCTCGAACCGCCAGGGGGTGGACACCACGGATTCCCGGCGAGTGCGCAGGGCCTGGAAGATCTCGTCGTCCGTTTCCAGCTTCTTGAGGCTAGCCCGAGTGATACCGGCCTGGGTCAGGAGTTCGTCTGTCTCAGGGATCTTGGTGAACAACTCGATGAGTTGGCTGATGGCCTGGTCATTCCAGAGTGCAGCCGTGGCGGGGCTGGCATCTTTGCCAGGAGTGGCAGGGGTCCTTGCAAAACCAAAACGGGCGAGTATACCCACGTCCACACCTCCACAGCCTATCTGTCGTTACAAGGGTACCTCCTGCAGAACCCAGCGTCAAGGAACCTACCGCATGGACCGGCTTCCCCCTGTGGCCGGTTCGGGTGAATACGAATCGTCGGACAGGGCGGTCAGGGCCCATACCAGGGCGTCCATTCGGTCCGGGCTCTTGGTGCTGACGTTGGGGTCGTAGTCGCACATCTGGTCTTCCAGGGTGGGGAATGACCCAACATGGTGGACGCGGCCCTGCTCATATAGCGCGGCAATGGGCTCCGCCCGGGTGTACTTGCCCCGGCTGGCCCGTACGTCGTTGTACGAGATGTGGGGGGCCTTGTGCCTGATGACGGCTTCCACGAGGTCCCCGCCGTTGTTCACCTCACCGATCACCCGGTCCGAGCCCCAGGTGTTGTAGGACTCGACCACCTTGGTGGCCCAGGTATCGGGCGAGGCCATCGCCAGGGAGTCATCCGAGAAGATGTAGAAATGGGCGGGGTCCTGGCAATCCCGGGCCGCCGACACGATACCCGTTTCGTCCGATTCCTCGTTGCTCGTGACAGCCGGGTCCACAGCCGTGACGATGCGCACCAAGTCCTTGGGCACCTGAGCCTTGCTGATGCGGTAGGGATCTATGAGCTTCGACCTGTTCCACAGGGCCCCTGGGTTATCCTCAAGGAGTTCGGCGTTCAACTCCTGGCGGCCCAACCTGGTGCCCTCGTACTTCTTGATGACCCGGTTGAAGAATGCCGTGGCCAGATTGCTCCGGTTCTCGTACGTCGTGCCCCGGGTGATGACCGTGGTGGGATCGGCCACGATCTCTTTGATGAGTTCCGTGGGCTTGGGCGTCGTGGTCGCAACACACTGGGGGCAATCCCCCAGGCGGAGGCCCATCATAAGCTGGTCCCAGGCGTCACGGTAGCGCCAGGCGGCCACCTCATCGCCCCATGCCTTCATGTGCTGTTTACCGCGCAGGCGGTCAGGTTCGTCAGCCGTGAAGATCAGAGATTTGGCCCCGTTCGGCCACTCAAGGCGACGTTTAGACGGCACATAGGTGGGCCGCTCGTTGGGCGGGCAGATGGCCAGGATTCCGGATTCACCCTCGATCATGATGTCCCGGGCATCGTCAGCCGTGGCCCCGATGAGGTTCACGTACTCGTAGTCCCGCACCCAGAACCGCACAGCCTCGGCCCCCACGCGGGTCTTCCCGTACCCACGGCCCGCCTGGATAAGCCACGTGGTCCAGGTGCCGTCCTCAGTACGGGGGTTGTGGGTAGGCATGCGCTGGTTCGCACGGGCCCAGAACTCCCAGTCATAGGCCATGAACTCGATCTCGTCGTCATCCAGGAGGGCCAGCCGTCGCTTGCGCTCCTCCAGGGGCATGGCCAGGAAGTCCTCGGCACAGAGGGCCACAGGCTAGCCCTTGAGCAGCTTGGACGCGATCCGGGCCCGCAGGTCTGCAGCCCTGGCGTCGTTGTCGGGCACATTTGCGTTGAGGTTCACATTCTCCGAGGCCACGCGGTCCTTGTACTTGTCGGGCTTGGCACCCTTGAGCAGCATGGACAGCAGGGAGTCGGAATACACGGTCTCCGTGCCGCACACCCCGCCCTGCCAGAAGATGTCCTTGTTCACACCCTCCACAGCACGGCGGAAGGCTTCTTCCTCCAGGGCGTCACCGCCGATGTCCTTGTAGATGGTCAGGCGCAGGGCGAACAGCGGGGATTTCCGCTTGTGGTAGTACACGGCAGTTGGGCTGATATGGGCCGTGGAACAGGCCCGCCTGAGCACACCCGTCTTGGCGAACTCGAAGAAGAAGGTCTCCCATTCCTCGGGCGTGATGGCCTGGGAGAATGGGCACATGGGGTCGTACGGCGGGATATAGCCGAATGCCTCGTACCAGTCAGGCTGTTCCTCGTTCTTGCCAACCAAATCACCCATGGGTGTACCCCTTACTTTCCAGGTATTCCTTGCACTGGTTCATGACCTTGAGCAGAGTGTGGACAGACTGACGGCCCAGGGGCGTGGTCTGGGATACCGCCTTCCAGGCCGCCGAGGGTATCTCCGTGAGGCGGGAGGCATACAGGCCGGGCACAAGTACCCAGGACCCATCGCCAAGCGCCAGGAGCACACTCGTGGGCGAAGGCTTGCCCCACATCTTCCGGGCCCACTCGATCTGGTTCCCGGTAATGTCCTGTTTGGTGAGTAGGGGCGTGGCCGGGCGAACGGGCCAGGCTTCGCGGTACTTCATCTCCACCCATAGGCCAAAGCCAGGGATTCCAGCCACCAGGTCCGGGATGCCAAAGCCGAACATATCCGTGAACTTCTGGACCTCCGCGCCGGTCTTGCGCAGGCCGTCCATCAGCTTCTCCTGGGCCTTGGCTTCGCTCATGGCACCAGTGTACAACCCCCCTCCTTGCCTTACAATACCACCCCCGTGTGTAATGTTTCGGGCCGGAAAGCATTTAGCTGCTACACTCGATGCCACGCCAGAGCCCGCGTCCCGCTTGAGCCTTCTTCAAAAGTTGAGTCCAGGGCACTCAAGTCGGTGCCACACAGATGTCACACTCGAAGATCCGCGTCCTTCTTGAAGGGAGAGAAGTGGCAAGTACTCTGGAAAGGCGTGTGACACCTCCGACGTCGCTGTTGTTGTGTTGTTGTTGTGTCTTACCTCAAGCCACGAGGTAGCTGTGTGTTGTTGCCATTGCCTCGCATGCACCCGACAATGCGGGCGTACGTACGCGTGGCAAGCCCTATGCCATCGGGCCCCGGACGGGCCTTCTCGGCTCTTGGCCCTTGCTCCATTCCACTCTCAGACCCCCTCCGAGCACCCCGCGTCCCGCTTAAGCCTTCGGTATGTGACACCGCCTCGGCCCGCGTCCCGCTTACTATGTAATGTGCACAACCCGCGTCCGTCGCGGCCTCAGAGCGTAGCACTTCGTGTGGCAGCAACTTGAGTCCCCTCCACTCAGTACTCCCCGAAGGCTTAAGCACGACGCGGCCTCTGGCCTCTCTCCGTGTGACACCGACCTGGCCCCCTTATCTGCCACACCGATGCCACACCCCGCCCGGGGACCCCTTGTAACCCGCCCCCTGCCGCTGTATCCTTTACCAGGAGGTACGGCCCATGGCCGGTCCTATCACGCCCATCATCCGTGGCTGGGAGCACCTGAAGCCTGGTGAATCCCTCCACATCCCGGGCCTCCACACCCGGGGCCGCGTCCAGTTGGCCGTGGCTGGCCTCAACCGGGCCGTGGGCCCCGCCAGGCAGTACAGGTACTACGCCACCCGGGGCGGGTGCCGGATCTTCAGAATGGAGTAAGCATGCCCAGCCACACCACCACCTTTCGTGAACCCGCCCGCATCTTGGCCCGGCTCGATGCCCGGTCCGTGACCACCCCCTCCGGGTGCAAGATCTGGCAGGGGGCCTGTGACAAGTTCGGCTATGGCCGGATCTCCACCCCTGAGGGCACCATGTACGCACACCGGGCCCGGTGGGTTGCCCTCCACGGGGCCATCGGGGACCCCCATCGCCGGGTATGGCACACCTGCGGGAACCGGGCCTGTACCGAGGAGACCCACCTCATCCTCGCCCTGTTTCCCTGTGACGACGGTCACACCTTGTAAGGAATACTTGACGGCATTCCTTGGCAGGCTTATAATGGTGTATCGGGCAATTCCGCCCACCCCACCAGAGAGAAGAGATATGAGCAACGAAACCGCCAAGTTCAACATCGCCAAGATCGAAAAGGGCCAGGAAATCCTGGACACCACCACCGAGAAGGTGGCCCGCATTCAGGACATCGAGAAGCGGGGCCGCTGGCACTACATCACCGTGAACGGCGAGGAGTTCAGCGAGGGCAAGTTCTTCGCCCGGTTCGCTGAGTTCAAGGCCACCAAGCCGCAGGCCGCCCCCAAGGCCCCCCGCGCCAAGAAGGTGTCCGATGCCGAGATCGACGACGCGATCACCGGCTCCGAGATCGAGGAAGGCCGCATCGAGGGCCTCACCGGCTTCGACAAGTTCCGGGCCCTGCACAAGCCGGTCACCGTCGAACTTCGCGACTCCGGGGTCAAGGTCCGCGTCCAGGACAACGGTGACGACATGGCCCACACCCTGCTGTGCGAGATCGACGAGGTGATGGCCGCCAAGGGTTGCGAGGCCGCCGAGGCGATCTGGCTCACCCCCATCGTCA